CCATGAGGATGTCTACGGCTGCTGCAGCTTCTTCGTCCCCTTCCCGCTGGTACTTCGCCATCAAGTTGTCCATCCGGAGCTGGTAAGCACCCTTCAGAAACTTGTAGACAGAACCATCGTGGACGGGCTTTCCATTCTTTCCGAGCTGAGGCGTTCCGTCTTCATTCAAGAGGTACGACTCTGGCAGCATGGCTTCAATGAACTCGGCGGCCGTGGTTGGCGTGCCGTCGAGCGAACCCATGATGGTTTTCAGGTTGGAAAACCGGCCATGCTGTTCTGCGCTGAACTTCGCCTCTTCAGGCGAACGGAAAATCTGTTGGAACTCGTCGAGCTTCGCGGCCTTGCGCGAATTGGCGAACAACGAGTTCTTGAGTTCTGGATCGGCATCAAGCAGCGCCTTTAGCTCGGGCTTTTCCTCAAGCGTCTTGGCAAAGTCTGCGGGCGCGATGCCGGATGCGTCATCAAGCGAGCTAACCTCGCCGTCGTCGGTCGCGCCTTCGCTGCCTGCGGCTGGCGCTTCTTCGGTGGTCGCTTCAGTCTGCGTTTGTTCAGCAGCGTCGGCTTTCGACTTGTTTGGATCAGGCGGAACAATCTCGCCCGTCTCGGGATTCATCCCGAGGCCTTCGCGGATACGTTCTGCGATTTGCTCCTGCGGAGACTTCGCGGGCTGGTTGCTTTGAGTACTCTCAGCTCCCCCGCCTGCCCCTGTGCTCGCCGGTGTTGCTGTCGGCGTAGAGGCAGGCGATGAAGCTGCTGGAGTAGTACTTGCAACGGCAGTCCCCGAAGCCGGCGCAGCAGTTGTGGCTGCTGGTACGGTTGCGGTAGTCGCCATGACGGTCGCAACTGTTACCATTCAAACCGCAAATTTGCAACTACTGGATTGTGGGCTGCGGTGCAGGTTGGCCGCCGCCAGGAGGCGCACCAGCGCCTTGCTGGGCCTGCTGTATCATCATCTGCTGCTTAATGGCCTGCGCTTGAGCCTGGAACGCGCACTGCTTCAGGAATGCGCGAACATTTTGATAGCCCGGGGAATTCGAGGTCTGCCAGTTGACCTGCATCCAGGTCTTCGCGATGACCGTGGCCATGTTGTAGTCTTCGATGTCGGCGTCGGGCAGAATCGACGGCATAACTTGTGGCGCGCCGTTCGGACCAGGCACCACCTTCGGTCCAGTCTTCGCCAGCTCGTTCATCAGCAGTTTCAACCGGGCGCGTTCGGCTTCACCCTTCATCTTGATCTGTTCCGGCAGGATGTAGCGCGCGACCACCTTCTGCGTGTCCGGGTCAGAGAGCACATCGAGCAGCCACGGGTTCTTTTGCGCAGAAGAGAGCAGCGTCATAATGCGCTCCTGAATCTCCTCGTAGCTCGACGGGAAGCCCTCGTCGCTCTCGGCGTAGTCGAAGTTGCCGTTGAGCTGTGACTTCAGCAGCGTGGTCGTCTGCGTGCCACCGTCGATGTCGGACTGCTCGGTGATCTTCATCAGCTCGTCCATGTTCTCGACCGTGCATTTGACCGAGTTGACCGAGCGTTGCGCGTGCTCTTCCCTCATCTGGTCGAGGAAGATGGCCATCCGGCCCATGGCGGTTTTGAGCGCCTGGGCTTGGCCGCCCATGGTCTTGACGTTCGGGTCACTGCCGCCGAAGGTCTGGGGCTGCACGCCGGCCAGCGTCTGCGCGAGTTGAATAAGCTGCGGCCCGTATTCGAAGATTTTCGGGTCGATGTGAAACTCGGGCTGCCACAGCATGTCTTCGAGTTTGCTGCGGCCGCCGTCGGACTCCTTGCGGTAGACCGCTGTCATGTTGCCCGGGGTCATCGGTCGTTCTTCAAGTTGATCGACATCGAGGTAGTCCCCGTCGACCAGGATGGTGCCGAAGGCCAAGCGATCAAGGTACGCGTGGATCGAATTCGCGACGTCGTTGATGCGCTTCTGGATGTCGAGGGCAGCATCGCCCACGCCGAACGGGTACATGCCGAAGCCCTTGATGGTGCGGCACGCGGTCCATTTATCGGTCATGCGCTCGCCCGCAACATCGAGCAGCAGTTCATCGCCCCAGATAACGAGTTTCACGCCTTCTGGGAACAGTTGGGTCAGTTGATCGCAAACGGCCTGGTCATCGAGCACGGCAAAGGCTTCGGCCTGAAGCCAGCAGCGGGTGTAGGTTCCGCGGATCTCGGTGGTCGCGCCATTCATCGTGCCGGCCGGCGAGGACATCTGCGTGCGCAGCATGGCACCTTGCGAAGCAGGCCCGCTGGCAGCAGTGATGGCGCCGCCCACGATTTCCTTGTACGAATCCGGATACGCTTTGCGCACCGGGCCCACGTTGGTTTCAGCCGAGAAGTCGAGGTACTGCGACTCGTAGAGTTCTTCCGCATCGCAGTCGCAATCGATGTTGGCTCCCGAAAAAATGTCCTCGGCGGCCATCGAGTTCGGCACGGTGATCGTGCCGATCCTGGTCGGGACCATAGCGCTCTCGGCCTGATAGAAGTCCGATTGCGAGAACGGTGCTTTGCAATTCGGGCAGCGCGGCATCAGCGATTGGTTGGCCGCAATCGGCGTCGCCTCCCCGCACTGCTGGCAGACGTAGCGGTCGGGAGTGATCTGCTTCGAGACCATCGCCTTGATGGGCTGCTCCGACGTCTTCGCGCGGTTTGCGTCGACGATATTGCGCACGTAGGCGAAGTACACGCCGCCGATCCAGAGCCACAAGAGTTCTTTCCTCTGCAGGCTCTTTGCATTGTTCTGGCGCTCGTTATACGCGCGGATCGTCGAGGCTTTGGACGCGATGTAGATGTCTTGCTCGTTATCGGCGTCGTTTGGCTGGAAGCGGGTTTTCGCCAGATCGACCGACAGCGCAGCCACGAAGGTAAGGCCGAGCATCTGGTACACGTTGTCGTTATAGGCGTACAGGTCGATGTCTTTGCCGTCGGTCGAGATCGAATTCATGATCTCGGTGAGGGTGTCATTCGATCCAGGCGCGTTCTGGTCGTACAGGATGTAGGGATTGTTCTTAAAGGTGTTGAGCGCGCGGTTGAAGCGCCCGAGGTATTCCTGACGCTTCGGGGCATTGGCCTCGATATGACGGCGCCGGCAATCGAGCAGCGCCGCAGCCAACTTGTCGGTAACGCCCTGCTTGAGAAGCCTCTTCTGGCGATCGCCGAGAGCAGGCGCATCCTGGGTAGCATCGTTTGAGGCAGGTGGCGTCATGCCCAGGATGCTGGGGTCGATCTTGACCATTCCCTGCGTCTGGTCCGGCGTCGTGATGGGAAAGCTGGTTGCCATTTAGCGACCGGCTGCCTCGACCGCGGCTGCGCGGGATTCGGCCTCGTCGCGCTCGATCTCGTCGATAATTTCCTTTGGCACCGCGCTATCGAACGGCTCGGGTTGAGCGCGCGGCAACACTACGACGCCAGGCCGGGAGTACTGCTTCTGCAGTTGCATGACCTTTTGCGCAACTATGCGCCTGTTTCTGGAGCCTGTTTCTCGAATGGCTTGTTTGATAAGGTCGCGAGGATTTGACGGATCGAACGGCGGCTCTGACGGCTTCGGGTTCTTCGTTCGCCGCGGACCTGAAGGTACTTCATCGTGCGATTGCTGGTCTCGCGTACCGGCGATGAGGGCAACCATTCGTTCAGTATTGGCTCGTCGCTCTTGATCGACATCGGCAACCCTTTTGTCCGAGGCCTCGCATCGACGCTGGAGGTCGGCGATGCGAGCCTCGTACTGTCCGCACACCTCGCGATGGTGTGCGTATGTGAGAAACCAGGGCACTAGGGCAGCTCCAGCACTTCTACGCTGGTACCGGCCGCAAGAGCTGTGATGGTGCAGTAGTTCTGGGCAGCGGCGCCAACTTGTGCAGGCATGGCTAGGAAGTGGCCAGAGCCTCTGATCTGGTTTCTCGCAAACTCAAGGATGACGGGATAGTCCGCCGGCAAATACTTGGCCGAGGTGCCGTCGTTGTAGTTGATCTGGATGCCGCCCTGCGAACTGCCGGACGGTTCCTGAATTTCGACGCGGTTCGCGAATCGGGTCGCGGGAATCGGGGTAGCCGAGCCGGTCGACAGCGCGTAGTTTACGGGCCCGCGGACGGCGCTGTTCGGATTGGCGGTGAATGCGATGCTTGAGGAGGCCATTTACTTTTTCATACCCCCAAGCGCGAAGCCGCGCTTCTTCGGCATCATCTTCGGCTCTTCCTTTTTCATCGGCATCGAAGGCTTGGCCTTTTTGCCGCGGAAGATGTCGCCCATGCTCTTGCCACTCTTCGAGGGGGAGTAGCTGCTGCCCTGCTTCGGGGGCATGGCTGCGCCCATGGGCGCGGAAGGAGCCATGGGTGCCTTGGGAGGCATCGGAGCGCCAGGAGAGGCCGGAGCGCCTTGCTGTGGCAGTGTCTCGTCGTCTTCTTCGTCGCCGGCCGCTGGAGCCATTGATTTCGGTTGGAACATGGGGTCAACCTCGGGTGAAAAAATCCCGGAGCCGTGTGAACGCGGACTCCGGGTTCAGAAAGGCGAGTGATTAGCTCGCGGTTGCGGCTGCGGCACCCCCGGGCGCCGCGGTCGACTTCAAGGACGTTGCCAATGCAGCGAGCTGCGTGAACAGCGCGGGATCGAGATTGAGATACCCGACGATTTGATTGATGATCTGCTGCGCCGTCTGCCCGGCTGCGGCGCTGGTCGTGGCGGCGAGCGCGGAGTTCAGCACCGGACCGATCACTGAAAGCACGGCGGCCGACTTCTGCGCGCCTGTTCCGCTCGACGCGCCGATGGCTGTGAACTGCTGCTCGACCGCGAGCGCGACCTTGGTGGTCGCGGTGATGGCATTGCCGAGTGCCGGGTCGCCTGCCGAGATGACCTGACCGATGAACTCGGCGATCGGCGCAGCCTTATCGAAAACAGTCTCGATATCCTTGCCGACGGTCTTGAATTCGGCGACTAAACCAGAGAAGAAAGACATGGTGTGAGCCTCGCTATTGCTTGGGGTTGGTGACGCTGTTGGGATTGGCGTTAGGGTCGAAAACTTGCCCGGTTGCCCCTGTTTCAGCGGGAGCGGGCTGGTTCCCGGTAAATTGCTGAGCTTGTCGGAAGCCGAGGAAGCCGATGGCGAGGGAGGGGAGATTGGCGCGGATGTTGAACGCAACGGTCGCAATAGCTTTGATAACCACTCCATACGCTTTCTTCGTCCTGGGGTATCCATCAAGGAACCTTTCGTTAGGCAGCACGTTCGCGATGAAGGAGCAGGCGGTCGAGATAAGCGAAAGGTCCTTCACGATTTTCAGAAATGTCATGTCGTCATCTCCTTCGCCTGCGAAGTCGCGATCGCGTTGTAGTTCTTGACCAGATCGGCCACGTATTGCTGGACGCCGGGCGAGGGATGGCTGGTGGGCGAACCGTGGTTGTAGACCTGCCCAATCTGCTCGACGGTTGAAGCCTTCCAGTGCCCGATCACGTAGCGGTTGAAGAAGCCGACAAATGCCTGGGCGCACGCTTCCGGGTCAGCGTACAGCTCCGCGGGCGAATAGCCGGTTGCGTTGCAGGGCATCATCTGCCACGGGCCGTAGGAATAGGCTGCGGCTTTGCCGTACTGCTCGAGCAGCGGGATCTGCTCGTTCTCGGCATTGACGCCGCCCTCGTCGTAACTGCGCTCGTAGCGCGGCTTGCAGTTGGCGCCGGTCGTCGATTCGTTGGCAGCGATGGCCTGCATGAGCACGACGCCATCGACGCCAGCCGGCGTTTTTAGGAGCAGCCCGTACTGGGCGCAAAGCGCGATGACCGTCGCTGTAGGTACGGTGTCCATGACGGTCGCAACTGTTACCAATAAATCGTGATTTTGGGAAGGGGTTTAGATCGTGATGTGAAACAAACGCGCGATCAGGTGCGCGAAAAGTCCGCCCGTGAGCACCCCGATCCACTTGGCCATGACGTAGGTACCGCGCAACCACTTATCGCGGCGGGCTTCTTCAGAGGCGCGGATGGCCGTTTTGACGGCTTCCTGCCTGTCGCGCTCGTCCTGCTTCTGAAGCAGCATGTCGAGTTTGCTTTCGCGAGACCGCTCCCTGTCCCCGACAGCCTTCTGGAGTGTCTTGTCTTCCGTGCGCCACCCAGTAATCAACTTTTGAAAGTTGTCGAGGCGCGCCGTCATTTCTTCCCTCGTCTCATCCAGGGCTTTCCTGAACTCCGACCTGGTGACGAATTCGGAGTCGCCTTGCTGGGGGACATGGCTCATGAGCAGGGCTATGCCACCATTTCTCCCCGCTCATGTCAATGTCAATGGCGTGTCCCACGCTTCAGTGAAGGATCGTGCTCGGCAAAATCGTGACGGTGCCGGAACAGTTCAGGTTGACCCCGGTCATCGTGAAGGTGTACGCGGCACTGCCGACCGAGGAATTGGTGTACCCGCTTTTGACCGCGATCGCCTGCACGGTTTGATTCGTAGACACCGCAATCGGGCCCGTGTAAAGGGTGCTTCCGGTCGTTGGCGTCGAGCCATTGGTGGTGTAGTAGATCGATGTGCCCGAGACGGCATCGCTAATGGCGACACTCTGCGCGGTCGAATAATTCCCTGCGGCCGGCGAGAAGGTAGGCGTAGGCAGCGTCCCGTTGATGACGTAAGCCGCGTAGGTCACCGTGCTGTTCGAATAGCCGCTCGCCTGCGTGAGCACGCCGATCGTCTCAGAAGAAGTCACAGAAATAGTCCCCGAGACCGGTGTCGATGGCGTGCAGCCCACCCCAATGCAGGACAGGAACGTAGCGCCTGGGGTCGAGCTTGAGGGCGTCACCGACTGCGCGGAGGCATAGCTTCCGGCAGCGGGGCTGAGGGTGGGCGCGGCGGCTTGCGGTGTGATCGTGTACGCCGCTGTGCCGACGCTGCTGGTCGTGTCTCCGCTGAGATAGCCAATCGCGTTAAGGGTCTGCGTGGTCGCGACGCTCACTGTCCCGCCATTCGCCAGGCTGGTGCCGTGCGTGCAGGCCGTCCCAGACGAGGTAGGCGTGCTGCCATCGGTTGTGTAGCACAGGCCAACACCACCCGAGGTTGAGCTGGTGATCGCGACGGTCTGCGCGCTGGTGTAGGTGCCGGCGGCCGGGGAAAAGGTAGGGGTGGCGACCTGCGGTGTGCTACCCCCGATTGCCCAGGTCATCGTGACCACTGAGCAAGGCGGCACACTCACCGAGCTGCCAGTAAAGGTCGTAGGTGTGGCATCGACGACAGAGGGCGCAATTGACCCTTGGAAGTAGGAAGAATTGTTGTTTGCGGTGCAGTTAGCAGCACTGCCTCCGAAGATTTTCTCCGTCACCGTCCCAGCAAAGGCGTCGGCACCGTTCGTCGTCACGGTGTACGTGGTCGACGGATCATAGTTGGTAATCACGCCGGTCGCGGACGTATTTGCCGAGTTCGCGTAGGAAGCGAAACGCATGAGGGGAACGTTTGTCTGCGCCGGTACGCTGTCATTGCTGGTTCCCGCATAGCTCGCGATCACGGGCACGCCGCTAGTCGAGTCGGCCAGCAGGTTTGTGTTTGAGCCGATGTCGGTGTTCACCTGGCGCAGCAGGATCAGCTCTGGAAGGTCGATGCTGGTGTCCTGCGTATTGACTTGTCCCGGACCGTCCGGGATGGCGGTATTGGCGTTCCAGGCGTTGAAGTAATATGACGTCCCGCTATTGTTCTGGTAGCCAGAGGTACCGAAATCGGATTCGGCGAAAAGATTCAGTGGACCGCCATAGGAGTCTTCGCGGGCCATGGCGATCAGAGACGAAATCGAGATGATCGCGCCTCCCACCGAATCGTACTGCTGGTTAATCTGGAGCTGTGTGGGCGAAGCGCTGCCACTTTGCGGGTTGGTGTTCGACTCGTATATTGCGGTGCCCATGCCGTAGCATGCCGTGTTGAAACTGTTCGAAAAATAGAAAGAATGCGTCGTTTGATAATCGGTGCAGGACCCCTGGGTTGAAACCCGCGTCTGCTGGTAGTTGATCTCGCCCAGGCCACCGTTGATGATTGTGTTAGAGGTGTCGTTGTACGCAGTCATCTTGTAGAAAGCGCCGCCGGTCAGGTCGGGGCAGTAGGTCGGCGTCGAAGAAAGGTTCGTGCAGCCCATCTTTGCCATGGCCTTGTAGTTGAACTGCCCCTGCCCTGTCGCGTCGCCCTGCTGGTTGGTGATGAGCTTGTTTCTGGAGTTGTAGTTTGGGTCTGTTTTGAACAGATGGACGAAAGGTCCCATGAGCGTCCCATAGGCCGTCCCACTCCCAGAGTTTTCATATATCCCGGCGCCATCGTTCCACCCCTCGTTGCCGAGTTCGAAAAAGGGCGTGATGTTCGCCGCGGTGAGCATCGAGTTCCAGCTCTGGGAGGACGTGCCCGGGCAACCGGATAGGTTGCAGCCCTCGCTCATGAACGTGGAAAGCGTCGCCGCTTCATTGATCCCACTAATGAGGCTGGTCGTGATCAGCAGCTTGGGCAGGGTAATCCAGCATTTCGTGATTCCGAGCGCATAGCAGAGGTTGAGGTCGTCCTGGACGCCATAGCTGGGATAAGCAAGCAACTTGCCAGCGCCGCCGCCATAGGGCAGTCCGGAATTCGAGAAAGTGACCTGGCCGTCCGGCATCAAATAATGCGTGAGCGAAACCGACCACATCTCGGGGTACATGAAACGGATCGAGTTGAGGTTGAGGCTTTTCAGCTTTTTGAAATCTGCATCACGGAAGGCTGTCGTGTTGCCCGGATAGGCTGTCCCTTCCGTAAAATGGATGCCCCACACATAGGCGGTTGACCCAGACGCACTGATATTCAAGATGGCGTTGTAGTTCGACTGCGTGCCGTTCTCAGTCAATGCCATCGTGTGTGTGACGTGGGTCCAGGTCGTCCCTGGAGTGTCCGTCCCGCTTGCGCCCGTGCCGGGCAGATTGGTTCCGTTTCGCTGCACGGACCACGGGATGGAGCAGCCGGCGGTGGGACATTTTTCCCAGAAATCGAGGACATACGAGCCGTTGAAGTTGACGCCGATGCTGTTGTGACCACCAGCCGGGTCTGTCCAAAATGGAGACCCCTGATCGATGCCGTAATTGATCGATCCAGCGGTGGTGGGAATGGAATACGCCTGCACTGCGCCCGTCACACTCGGCAGGTCTGTGGTTTCAAATGAAATGGCCGATGGCACATTCGTGTCGTAAACGTTTGGGGCCAGACTGCCCGCAACCGGCTGCCAGCGCACAAAGAGCATATCGGCGTCGCTTGCTGAACTGCAGGCTGCGCCGGTACTCAAAGGGTTGCTCAGAGTAAACGTCATGCCGGTGCTGCTGTTGCTAGTGTTGGCGGTGATCGTTCCTGTGCCGATGACGTTGCCGGTGGAGGCTTGGATCGCGATGTAATTCGCAGGGTTCGCGCCGACAAGCTGATTGACGCCGAACGGATACACGCCCGAGATTGACTGGGAGTTATACCAGACGGTCGAGGAATTGCTGCTGCTCGAGCTGCAGGCAGCCGTGAACGTGAACTCTGCCGGCTGCATGGAGCCGCCGAGTTCGAAAGCATAATCCCGGAGCAGGATCGTTTGCCTGTTGCTGCCAGACGGCCCATGGACGACGCCGATCTTGCTGACGTTCGTGATTTGCACCGTTGTCGGGATGGTCCAAGTTACTTGAGCCCAGGTGATCCCCGGCGACAACAGCAGCAGCGTGATAGCGAGGTTTTTAAGAAGCTTTTTCACGGTTTTCCTTAGTTGATCGTGTAGAGAATGCAGGCCGGGTTCGTGGTGGGAGCGACGGGCAAGGTGATTGTGAAACTCGTGTTCGCGGTGATCGCGCTGACGTATGGAGGCAACAGGCTCGCGATATTAGCCGGCGCCGTGCATCCGACGGTCGTGTAAGTGAATGAGAACGTGCTTGTGGCCGTCACAATCGTGGTGTTGATCGTGAGGGTGGTTCCTGATGCCGCAACCTGCACCTGTCCGGCGCTGCTTGCGCCGCACACTGCTGGAGAGGCCGTGCTCGAGCATTTACCGCTCAAGCGCACTGCGGCCGCCTGAATGTTGCCGACCACGCTGTTGCCGGCGCCGGTGCCGAAATCGAACCATCCCGAGCCAAGCGTCGAGTCCCTGGACCATGCCGTATCGCCGTTGATTTTGTAGGCGTACGAGGTGCCATTCAGGTTGGGACTCCCCGAGATAGTCGCGCCGTTTGCGGTAAGCACGCCCGTCGAAGAAACGGTAAATTCGCCCGCCCCATTCGTATACCCAGCGAGCAGGTTGCCTGTGAACCCGCTCGGCGCGTTGGCACCGATCAGCGTACCGCCGGTTGAGAAGGTCGTCGGCTCGGTGTTTCCAGTGGCGTCCACATAAACGTAAGGGTAGGCCGTGCTCGCCGTGCCCGCCGTGTACGGAGAGCCGCGAAGCCAGATGCCGGGGTTCGAAGCCGCTCCGTTGCCAGATTGAATGATCCCGTTCTGGAAGTTAGCCAGGCCGAAGGTCCTGGTCCCGAACCCTCCGAAGCCTGTGTTGACCTCGAAGTAGTTGCTGCCCGGGGTGCGCACCGCAAAGATGTCGCCGCTCTGCGTGTTGTCCCCGTAGATGGTGACATTGGTCGTTTGACCGTTGTCCGCGGTAGCTTGGCCGCCGACGGTCATTTGCGTATTCGAGGTCGCGGTGGTGTTCGCGGTGCCCACATTGAAGTTGGTGACCCCTGACGCGGTGTTGTTGTTGACGCCGACCGTGCCTGAGCCGTTGTCGGTCGCGTCCGGAGCTGTAGAGATCGTGGTGCCAGCCGCGCTGTAATAGCCAAAGTGGTTGGCAGTGCCGCTGCTGACGGTGCCGCTGCCTCCTCCGCTTGCAGGCCCGGCATTGACCACCTGCCAGCGCGAGGTGGTCGAGTCGAACTTGAGCGAAACGTACTGTCCTTGCGTGCTCAGCGCGTAGGTCCCGACAGATCCCGAAGCCCCGATGTAATTGCCATTGCCCGCGAGAGTGCAGACGTTGGCTGTCGAATCGACCTTGATGATGGTGTACGTGGTTCCCGAGTAGGGCGCAGCCACCAGGTTATTGCTGAAGGCCCCGGAGGTCGTGTCGCATTCAACGTAACCGGTGTTGACACTGAAATTCGTGGCCGCGGTGATGTAGGTTGGCGTGTCCACCAGGCCGTTGCTTTGATAGAACGTGGAGTCCGTCGCCACGCCGCCGCCGGATGTGCCGAGGTGCAGGATGTTGTCGGCGCCGCCGTTGCCCATCGCGACCCAGTCGAAGCCGTTTGAGTGATCGCGGACTTTGAAGCTGAACCCCGTGGGCACTTGAATGGTGCCCGTCGTTGCCGTGCCCGTGCCGAGCCGCAGGTAGCCGCTTCCTGTGAACAGGATGTTGCCAGAGGATGAGAGGGTGCCCGCGCTCACGGTCCCGCCGAAGGTGCCGGTGTTGGTCGAAATCGTTCCGTCGATCGCTCCCTGCGTGGTTCCCACCTTGAGCACGCCAGGACCGCCATTGGTGAGGAAGTCATTTCCGGACCAGCTCAGCGCGTTGCCCGAAGCCAGTGGCAGGCCTGTGGTGAACGGGCTGCCCTCCGCGACCAGGGTTCCGCTCGCGTCGTCATCCCAGCGCTGCGTAGTGCAATATCCGGCGAGCGGCGCGGGCAGACCTCCGACCATGTTGTACGGATAGCTGATGGTGAAGCTGTTGCCGGTCGTCTGGCAAACTTGGAGTTTCATCTCCGTATTCGCCGTCTGCGATGTGATGGCGATCGTGGTGTTCTGCGTCAGCGTCAGCGTCTGGTACAAGCCGTTCTGCTCGTTGACGGTCACCGTGGCTGCATCCGTCAGTGCGTAGGCCGCGCCTTCGGTCGTCGTCCCGTAGTCCGGCTGATTGCCACGAATGGTGATGTGCTGCGGCATGCCTGCGCCATACGTGATCGGGATCGTGGTGCTATTGGCGGAAAGCTGACGCCAGTCGTTGCCCATGAAGCTGATGTAGTCGATGCCGGTGCCGACGTTCGCGAAGTTCGCGCCGCTGGTGCCAGAGCCGTTCGCGAGCATGATCGAATTTGAGATTTTCGATCCGTTCGAAGCGGTCCCGATGTTGAAGCACGTAGAGCTGACGCCATCGCACTCGATCCTGTCGAATGTGGCCAGGCCCGTGAGATAAGCGGCATATTGTGGCGCGAAGGTTCCCCAGACGTGAAGGTTCGAGAAGAACGTTGTCCCGCCGGTGTAGCGGACGCCGATCTGGAAGCTGCGCGAAGTGCCGCCATCGAAGCGGTTATCGGTCGCGGACGTATCAAACAGCCAAGCCGTCTGCGGACGGTTGGTCGACGTGTAATCAGCCGTCGCCGCCGTCGCATCGAGGTCATACAAATGCGCGCCGGTAAACGTACCGCCCGTCGCAGAGTGACCGAAGTGGTAAGCGTGCGCTCCGACGCCATAAGTCGGCCTGGTGACATTGATGCGCGCTGAGCGGTCGTCATTGACGCGAGGAATCGCCAGACCATCGGTGGCTTCCCAGTTGGGATTGATCGTCAAATCTTTCACCGAGCAGCCGTCGGCTTCGGTCGAGGATGTATCCGGCTGACCGACCGCGTAAGGCACCACATAAGAATCAGAGCCGGTTTCGGTGCCAGAGCCAGCGGTGGTGCTAGACGGCACAGAGAAATGTGTCGCATCGACCACGGTCGCGACCACGGGAGTCGTCGCATTGAGCGCAGAGTTGGCTGTGAGCCCGCTGAAGATAAGTTTGGTGGTCCCGGACACCATATTTGCCGTCGACGGGATCGTGAAGGTGGTGGCCGTGCCTGACGCGGTGTAGGCGGAAATCGTGTCCGTCTGGGTCGAAAGGTTCAGCGTGACCAACCCAACGCCCATGCCCCACAGGTTCGTGCAAACGTTATTCGAGTGGATCGTGAGACCCGCCGTCGGGGTCCCGATACTGTAACTGCCGGCCGCCAGGTAGATGGTTCCCCCGCCCAGCGCATCGATCAGGTTGACTGTGTTCTGCAGGTTGCCGGATGGGTAGGCGTAATACACGTTGACGTGCGACTGCTGCTGCGTGGTGACGCCGCCCGTGGTCGTCACCGTGTCGTAAGCGATGCCCGTCTGCGGCGTCGGATCCGGTGAAATGATGGTCGGGTTAGTGGGCGACGCCAGCGCCTGCCATTGATACGCAGCGCCGGTCGGGGCTGTGGGCGCCGAGCCGGAATACGTAAAGTTGATGGCTCCGTTCGTCGAGCCGGCCACCGCAAGGCCACCGCTATCGCTGACGGTCACGGTCGTGCCGTTATCGCAAACTGAAGAAGAAGCAGTCGAGGTGGTCGCTGTTGCCGCTTTCGGGAGACAGGTGGGCGTCTGTCCGGTAAGGCCGCCGCCGCTCCCGCCTGAACCGCCGCCCATCTGATACCAGCGATTCGATTGATAGGGCCCTTCGTTCACCAGCGTGATCGGCGCGGTTGTGAGCGCGGTCGACGCTCCGGACGTCGGGTAGATATTGCCGCCCGTTGTGATGGTGGCGGCCACGCTGCCGTACGCAACAACTTCCAGGTGCTGACCCGGGATGCCGTGGGTGATCGTCGTGATCGGGGTCGTGGTGTTGATATTGATCGAGGTCAGACCGCTGGCGTCCACGTTGTCCGCGGTCGCTCCGATCCCCGGTCCCATGGTCGGGAAAATCACGCGCGAAGACGCATGGTCCCCGTAGAAAGACCCGCAGTATGCCTGGTCATTCGCGGTGGTGTTTGCAGGCGTGCCGACGTAGGAAAGGCCCGAGTAGACGTTCGGCGAGCCGGACCCGCCATTTTGCAGGTCGCGAATTTGGCACTCTTTGTAGGACTGCCCGAAAGTCGCAGCCGAAGTTGCCGGCGCAACGTTTGAGACCGAGTTGGCTTGGCCGATGTCGGTAATATCGGCGCAGCCGGTGGCCGTGCCTGCGTTGTAGTTCGATTGCAGGGCAGTCGTATCGGTGCAGGAGCTGGTTGGCACAATGCCGGTCATGGTTGTTCCCGTGACCGCGCCGGTGATGATGACCGCCTCTCGCGACGAGGCGTCGTTACGTAAGTCTTCCCAGCGGCTCTGCGGGGCGCTGTTGACCATGCCAACGTCGCTGAGCTGGGTGAAGATGTGGTTGCTGTGCCCGTTTGTGTTTTGCGCATAGTACGCAGCGCAGTTCGGATAGCACGGTCCTGCGGCGTGGCTGCTGTTGAAGCCCTGAACGGCATCCGTCGCGTAGACCCAATCGACTTCATCATCGACGCTATCGTCTTCGGCAGTGCCGCAAACCCCAGTGGGCGACGAAGTAACTGCGAGCGCCCCGGTAACGTAGGCCTGGCAGCCCTTGAGCTGGTTCGCCGGATAACCAAGGTTTCGCATGTAGCCGTTGAAGCCCTGATTCAACACAGCTTGGCCGCCGAATCCGTTGCCGAAGCCGGAAATGCGATCAATTAACCAGTAATTGCTGCCCAGGTTGTCCCAGATGCCGATGTCGTAGGGTCCCGACGTAATTCCCGAGCCGGCAATCGCGAAGTCATGGAGGTAGACGTAATCTGCGCCGCCTGAAGCCGGGTGATATGTGGTGCCATTTGAACATGTCAGCCCGTCGGCTGCTACGTGCCCCTCGATCATGGCCGTGGTCGCATTGGTGTGCTGTAACCCAGGTTTGCTCGAAAACGACTCGCCCCCGAAGTCGACGTCACCCCAAAGCAAAAGTTGGGCGATATTGATGGTGATGCCTGAAGGCAGCGGAATACGATAAGCCGCCGGCGCCAGCCCCATCTGGTACTGGCATTCGCCGTAATCGATCGTCGCCTGGATGACCTGCTGCGGCGTGTATCCCGAAGTGCCGGCGATGGCTGCTTTGAGGCCGCCGTCGTAGGCGGGGCTCATCGGGTCGTACACCACTTTCGGGCCTGACTCCATCGCTTGCACAATGAAGTCGCCGGCCGAGCTGAGCGTGAACGTTGTCGGGTTGAACGTCAGGCTGGAGCTGCCCTGAAACGCCGTAACACCGCTGTTGGCAAAATTGAGGGCGTATGCCGGGCCAGCAGGGTTCGCCGCCGTGCCACCGCCAGAAGGCGTGCCTACGGTCAGTGGCCCTGCCGCCGTGGTGCTTGGGTTCATGAGCGCCTGCCCGGGCAATGTCCAAGCGGCGTAGGGCGCGAGGCAGTAAGGCGGACCGTACTTCGGGGACGCAATCGCGAGCCCGCCCTGGCAAGTTCCGGACGCGCTCGGGTTTTGCGTCCACACGATCGTCTTGTCGGTCGTGTTGAGTTGCGAGCAAACCCATTTGGGGGCGCCCGAAACGGCGTCGCTTTGCGTGTATTGAGCACCAGGAACGCAGGTGACCCGGGGCAATCCGAGGCCGGTGATCGAAGATGTGGCGCTGGCCGAGTAGCTATCGAACGAATAGCTGGACTGGTTGATTGCCGTCTGCGGCAGGAGCAAATAGATCGTGGCGCCTGTAGGGTCGGTCACGGTGATGGTGAACACCAGGCCGGCGGGCGAGGCCGTTGTTGTATTCAGGATCTGCGTTGACGGAAACGCGCCCGCGGTCACCGTCGCGGTGTATGCGGTGCCTGGCCCCTGGAGAGTGCCGCCGAGCGGCGTATAGGCCACAGGCGTCCCGGAAGCGTTGGTTGGAATGAAATTGATCTTGCCCGAAGCGAGTGGGTTCCCTGTGTTATCGAGGACCTTGGTGCCGGATGCCGGGATGGTGGCTGTCTGGGCTGCGGCAAGGCCTGCGGTGGCGAAAAGGATTGCCGAGAGGAAGAGTCGCTTGAGCATGTATTTCCGTCCTATTGGAGAGCGGCGCAGGTGATGGTTACCGTGTTCCCAGCGGCCCCGTCGTGAATGTTGGCGATGTAGTAGCCGAAGCCAGTGGAAGAGGTGCTGTTCAACCCGAAGGTGGTCTGGGTCATGCCGGTGGAGTCGTTTGTGCCGCCCATGAAAGGAAATTGCAGGGTGCAGACGGGCGTATAACTGCCGCTGATGGTGTTGGACCAGGTTTGTGTTCCAGCGCAGTTCTGATCGGTGTCGCCGTAGTGAATCAGCGCGCAACTGGTGAAGTTCGCGACCGCAACGACGTTGTGAGGAAAGGTAATCGTGCAGGTCCCACCGAGCGCGCAGTTTGTCCCGTTAACGGTGGTCGAGGAATGCGCGAGCTGGCCGTTCGTGATCGACCCGGTGATGCCGGCGGCCGGGACCGAAGAAGCTGTCGTTGCGTTTGTTGCCGTCGCTGCTGTGGTTGCGGAGGTCGCGTTGCCGTTGAGTGCCCCGTAGAAATTGGGCGCCGTCACACTGATTGGCAGGCTGAGCTGACCGCTCGCGCTGAGGGTCATGATCGGGCTGCCGGGATTGCCATTGAAGTTCGTGCCGCCGATGGCAAACCAATCGAATCCTCCGCCTCCGGTTCCGTGCTGGTCGAAGAAGTCGCCTTCTCCCCCGCCGAGTTGGTTCCAGCCCATCTGGGTGATATTTCCGTTGATCGAGTTGTAATAACCCGTCCCCAGGAGCGGGTTGCCGTACACTTCCCCGCCCAGCACGGAACCGTAGAACGTGCCATCAAACTGATTGGCCGATACGGTCCCGGTGAAATTCGCATTCCCTCCGGAAAGCAGGCCGCTGACGGTCAGATTGTTCACGGCAGCATCCTGCGGTCCGGTGGGAGGCACGGGCACGGGCAGCGTTGCGCATGGCTGCGCGGTGTCGAGATTGAAGGGATTGACGGTCGAGAGGATGTCAAAGCAGACCGGCTGTCCGCTCGGAATGTTGTTGTAGAGGAAGGTGACGTTGTAGCGCGTCCCGCCCGTGACGGTGCCGCACTCGATCACGTCATTCGGCCAGAGTGTGCCGGTGATGAGACCCGTGGTGTCCGGGGTCAAGGTGACCGTCGAGCGCACGGGGGAAAATTGGCCAACCACGCGCGGGATGTTGCCGCCACAGTAAGCTAGATCGAACTTTACCTGGACAAGCTGGGTGGGGTTCCCGGCGATATCGCCGACGTGTCCAGTGACCGCAACCGTGGTCGCCGCGTGCGCGATCGCAGCAGCGGTGAGGACCAAAATGGACAGCAGGCGGGCAAGTTTTCGCATCGGCGCTTTCGTTGAGCGTCGAGACTCATACCATTTCCTGTTTCAAAAGTGGGTAAGAAACACAAAAAGCCCTCGGATGTCGAGGGCTTCGTGGAGCGTTTCTGCCTCTGCTCTGCGTCAGAAGGTGGGGCCGACCACACCGTAATCCCTGGAAGGAGATGCGGCCGGCCTGGAGGCAACAGGCTATTCACCCGTCGCACGGGTAGTGTCACATTAGCGACCGACGCAACGCAAGCAGAACACACTCAACAGCATGCCAGCGGTAATTGGTGCTGGTATCCCCCTAGGCAACACTAAAATGCCTCGCGATGCACGCTTTTGTGCACAATGGTCAGCTTTTGGTAACAAAAATGACAGTTTGAGCGAAACTGACCGGGCGTTTTCGGGGTCTGCCTGTAGACTTTCTGTTCGCCTGGACGCCGCCCCTGATCCACGAAAATTTATCTTTGACCTTGCGCAAAGGTTGGGTCGTGAATGGAAGTGGCTTCGAAGTAAGTCCGGTGCAGAATTGCTTAAGAAGCGACGCTTGCCCGCAGCGCGGACAGGTCTCGGTGAGCGATGGTTCGTTGGCGGTAGCGCTTTCGTACTGACCGCAGGTGAAGCAGATCCTTCGCGCGTAGAAATACGCGACCAGCATCGGTGGCGACATCTGTAGAGTTGCCCCGTTCCCAATCAGGAATAGGGCATCTGTCCAGCGCTTACCGCCTACAACTCTGCGCCTAAAGCTCTACAGCGCTCGGCACATGCCCATCGCGAAACTAAGGCCGACTGAGTTGGTGATGCAAGGGCTTTAAGCAACCTTTTCTGTTCGAGGTGCTTCAAGTGCGGGTCCGAGTTTCGCGGCGAGTTTTTGCGCGTGCCGATCTGCGTGGATGGTCATCTCGGCGAGGATGATTTCAACCGAGTGCGCCAGCTCTTCGGCTTTCGCCTGGTCGAAGTAGACCGAGGTTTCGAAGTGATGACGCCGGCCGCCAAGCTCGTCCTGGCAGGTCCTGCAGAAGTAGCGCGACCCGCACCCCTTTTCGGGCGAGACCGAAGCAAACTCGCTCTCGAAAACGATGAGGTGCTCGACGCCGTTCACGGTGATGGGTTTCTCGATGATCTTCAGGTCCTGGCTCATCGCTTTCTCCTCCCCTGCTTCCCTACCAGCTTTTGACGCGCATGGCACATTGTCAGCCCTAAAAGCAGCGCGACCGCCAACGCGAGCAAGTCCATCATCCACTCACCGCGGGGCGGCTTCCCTGCCCCGTGATGCGCTCGTACAGTAAACACCAGGCTTGTTTGGCCACGCGCTCGAGTTCGTTGAAGTCCTGCTTACCGGTGATGTCGAAGGAGAATGGCGAGCACAGCCAGCCGTTGCCGATGTCGGTGACCCCTTTGTATGGAAGCGGCGATTCGGCTGGCCACTCCGGATTGGTCTTTCGGCCGGCTGCGTAGAGCCAAAAACCGCGGCCTTCGATGGATGGCAGTTCCCCGTTCGGCACTTCGAAATACGGCGCGTACCCGGAATTGGACATTAGCCAGATGCGCCGGTCCCGCACGCTCATCTCTTGCTCAAGAGCATCAAGCTTGATCGCGATCTCAACTAGGCTCATCTGGGTTTGCGGGTAGTGTTCGTGGTTCATGGCGTCAGTCTAATATGATTCTCTATACAAACTCCATACATTTTGCATGGACTATGGATGAGTAGTCATTACTTTCAGGAGTGGAGGCTTTTCAGTGATTTTAACGGTAGGCAACGTCAAAGGTGGCGTGGGGAAAACCACGCTCGCCATCAACTTCGCCATCACACTCGCGCGCCGCGGCAGGGAAGTGCTGCTGATCGACGGGGACGAGCAACAGACGGCGATGCAGTTTACCGATCTGCGCTCGGGCGTGCTCGAAAAGGCCGGTTACACCTGCGCATCGCTGTTCGGTCGCAACATCCAGACCCAAGTCAAACAGCTCGCGAAGAAGTATGACGACATCGTGATCGACGTGGGCGGCAGGGATACCGGCTCGCTGCGCTCGGCTTTGGTCGTCACAGACGTCGTGCTGATGCCCGTGCAGCCGCGCTCTTTTGACCTGTGGGGCACCGATCTGACCATTTCGCTGGTTCAGGAAGCCCGCGAGTGGAACGCGCCGCTGGTGGCCATCTGCGTCGTCAACGGCGCCGATGCGAAGGGAAGTGACAACCTGGCGACCGCAGAAGAATTGCAGAAGCTGGGTGGAGTGGAGGTGTTGCCGCCATACATCGTGCGCAGGAAGGCCTTTCCGAACGCAGCCACGGCAGGGAAGGGAATTGTCGAGTGGGACGACGAGAAGGCCGAGGCCGAGTTTATGGCGGTATTTAAGATGGTGCTCGCACGCTGGAAACGGTGAACTCAATACAACATGCATAGATATTGTATGCGTTATGCAGTTATTCTGAATTAGAGGTCAATACAATGACAATCGCCAGCACCCCCATCAAGCCGCGGCCGCGTCCGGTCGAGACGTTTACGGAACGCGCGGAAATTCAGCAGGGAAGGGAAGTGGTCGACCGCGAAAAGCCGGTACTGCTTCAGGCGCGTATCCCGCGTCACGTACTCGCACGCATCGATCAGAACGCTTCGCGGGAAGGAATCTCGCGCAACGCGTTCCTGGTGTCAGGGATTATGCGCCTGATGGATATTCTTGAGCGCGACCGCAGGGAAGGGAATTGACGTTACTGCTGCCACGCTTCGCGCCGGTAGCCGTCCTGATCGGTGCCTTGGTTATCGAGGTTGCTGTCATCCACGTAGCCATGGGCCATGATCGTCATCGTCGCCCTGAGCTGCGTGATCTGTAGTTCCAGGTCCTGAATTTGCTGTCGGTCGTCTTCGAGCTCCTGCGTCTGGTCGACCACCTCGATGGTGTGGATCGAATTGCTTGAGATTTCACCGAGCGCGAGGACGATGACAAACGGCAGCGCGATCGCGGCGAATCGGGTGTATATCTGGAGTGCCTTTCTAGCTCTATCCATGCCGTAACTCCTTGATTCTATGTCTGATAACATAGTTTCTGTCTACTGGATTCAAACGATCAGCGAATGATCCTCGGCAGTGTACAGGTAACCAGGCTCATATTCCGAGAACCGCGAATTGTGGAAGAAGAACCTGTAGCTGTCCATCGGAACGCCCGGCGGATCAACTGAGAAGACGTGCTTCTCGTAAACGCGCCCGATTTTGTAATCGTGACCGACCAGAATTTCGTTCTCGCGCGCAACCCACAGGAACATGGTTTTCTCGGGAACGAAGGGGTTCCAGCGATATATGCGCGGCGGGGCAACGCGAGCCGGATCGATGGCGTCGCTAGACGAGATCCCGCAGAGATGCGTCCACAGCTTTTTGAACGGCTTGAGAATCGTTTGCCACATATGGAGCCTCTTGCTTTTGGGCCGGCGGCGGTTCCGTTGGAAGACCGCAAGCGCCGCCCCAGTCGCTACAGTCTTTGCAAGGCTGGCAGAGGCCGCCGCTGGTGGCCGGCAGATCGCAGATCACCACGCAGCGGCACTGCTCGGTTACTTGTTCCATGGTTTGAAATTGAGCAGACTCACCGGGTCCATGTGGTCTCCCCTTCCAGTTGGAGATTTCACCTGGGGTCGAGCGCACCGACCCCAGGCTTGCTGCCTCTATAGCGGGTTGTCATCCGGAAGTCTGATACTCGCTGCCGTACGCCTTATGCCTATGGGATGGCTCCCTCGTACTAGCCCCTCGCAGCGTACTTTGAGGGCGGCAATCCTGACAGTGTTTCTCTCCGGTACAGCGACTTCCCTTTCGCGGTGGAATGTCTATTCGAGCCGTTGGATGATGTCGGACAGTCGACCGTTGAGAGAGTCAGCGTAGCTAGCTAGCTCGGTACTCAAACCCGCAATGTCTCCTGGATGCTGTGCCGTTTCTGGTGATTTAGATGGCTGGATCAGTCCTTGAGCGAACAGGAGGCTATGAATTCGGTCTAACTGTATGTGTGCCATCTGCACGTAGGCATGAGCACGAGCAAGCTGCTTGCCGACAGATTCAGTCGGAGCTGACGTTGATACGAAGTTTTGAGCATTGTGGTAGATGGACGGGGCGGGAGTTTGAGGATTTCCCAGATAGCGGGCACCCTCTTCGGGATACGGCATAGTGTGTTGCCTCCAGGCGCGTGCGGGGTAGAACTAACGTTGCAGCGAGGCTTCCAGATTCCTCGCGACTGAGACATCATAGACCCTTTTGTAACCGTTTGGGCAAGTGGAAACTTCACAGTCTCTGAATTATTTACGTGGGCTCGACGATCTCTTTTGCACTTTCGTTTGTTCCATGTGGAACACCCGCGAATCGAGCTTTGCCGATTGTGAATTCCTTCGGCAACACTTCCGGCTTTGCCACCAGGACCTTGGTTTGCTTCGGCCAGTGCGTTGCCTCATTCTCGCGGTCGCACTGAGCCCAGCAGGAACAACAGAGCGCATCGTTGGTGCCTGGGCGCACGGGAGCGACGTGGTTATAGCTCGACGTGCACCCGCAGATGCAGTTGCAAACGGAGGTCAACATCAGTCCCCTGCCCCGAGTTGCTTCGCGTGGCTGCTGACATTCAGCTTGAATTGCTCCCATGCGGTCTGGTTGGTTCCAGGAGCGACTGCGTAAGGCATGAACACCTGTGCGGCCTCGACCTGGTTCGATTCCACGATGGCGATCTGCGCGGCAATCCAGTCTTTGACGATGCGCCACGCAATCCACTTCGATTGCTTCTCGATGCGCGCCATCATGGTCGCCGTCCACCGCCCTCGCTGTTTTTGTTTCTTCATCGCGCGTTCGACGCCGGCCACATTCACCGGCAATGCGAACTCGACCGATACATTGTGGATTTGGAGTACGAATGCCACCCCCGATGGCTCCCCATTGGGCGCGTAGTCTGCCCGAATCGAGCGCGCGCCTTTGGACGCGAGCAGGGCACTGATCTCAGCAACCGTCTGCTGGACCGGGATGGTGGTGGTGTAGTTCTTGATCGGCATAAGTTCCTTTCAGATTTTGTGCGCAGTATGAATCATCGGTTGCGCCTTCACGATTCCTGTGCGGCTGGTGCGCGCCGGATGCATGACAACGATCTTCTGACCATGCCGACCTCGGCAGGGCTGGCCAGCAGGCGCGAGGCAGCGCGGACACTTGCGATCAAGCGCGAACGCGGCTTTCTTCTTGATCATGAGTTCCCTTCTTTCGGCCTATGCCCGATGTGGAAGTTCCCGCACTCGAAGCATCGGTAGGGCAAGATTTCGGTGCCGGTCGCGAGGGATCGAGCTTCCGCAACCTTCTCGGCCAGCGTGATCGAGTGGTAAGGCTTCTTCCGACCACAGCGGCTCATCGATACCTCGGCCAGGGTGCGATGTCCGGTAATGCCGACGGGCCCGATCATGAGACGCCCATCTGCGCCTCAAGCACAGCTTTACGTGCGCGCGCGGCATCGCGTCGCTCTGCGTGAGGTTCTTTCATGGGATTGCCCTTGCCGCGCTTGACACCGCGCTCTAGCGGCCGGCAGGGGTAGCCGCGTCTTGCTTTGCACTTCGGGCACTGAACGCTCTTCCAGGTAGCGAACATTGCGTGTTGCCTCCGTCTTGCCTACTGCGAATAGTCCTCGTCAGGGGTGTGGAATAGGATTTTGTTGTCGATGATGGTGGCGACGCCGAGATGCTCACCGCTGCCGCTGTACAGGTCGACCTGTTGGACTCCGGCGCTTTGCTCCATGCTCTTCTTTTCCGCGAAGTCGCTTTCGCACCACGAGATATAGGCCACGGAGAGACCTATGCCGACGATCGATGCAAACAGCCACGCCAGGCTGAAGTGATGGTCGATTGCCCAGTTGAGGGTCAGCCAAATGCCGGTGAGCGAAGCGATGAAGAGCAGCAGGTCCAACAGAAAGTGTTTCGCTGTGCGGAGATAGATACTGCGTCTGATCACCATTAGTTCACCATCACTTTCTTACCGCTGGCTGCGTCATTGAGCAGCGCGGCCGCCTGCTCAGTCTCTTGGAACTTCGCGATATTCTTCACTGCCTGCTCGATGCGATCGCCGGCGTCACCAGGTCCGTAGATGATCCACTGCATCAGCATCGCGGCTGACTCGTAGAACACGCGCCGGGTCGTCTCATAGCTTTGGTGGCTAGGGGCGAACGGTAGTTTGGCAGCGAAGTCCTGCCAAGCCATATCGATCGGCTGGATCAGCTTCGCGGCTGCTTCGTCTTCCATGCGGCTCATGGCTTGGGTTCCTGCGGCTCGATGCCGACGTGCCGATTCAATAGCTCGGGCACAGAGGGCGGTTGTGGTCGGCGGGCGCCTTCGGGTATGCCGAGCGACTGAGTATGGTCCTGCGCCTGGTCGTCATCGCCTTCGCACAGATGCACACTGCCACTATGCAGATGAGCATGCCCGATGCCGCTGATCTCCGCAACCGGCTTACCGCGCAGCTTGATGATCAACTGATCATCGTCCTCTCTCTGGGTCGTCTCGTAGGTCCAGTCACTGACCTTTGGCAGATAGTGCAGCGTTGACATCACCGTCGTTAGCACCAGAGCCATCGTGTGCGGCGTCAGGATCGCTCCGTTGAGGCTGAGCCTGTAGATGGCGCTCATAGCTTCACGGTCCGGGCGATGGATTCGTCGATCATGCCCTGCTGAAACGCCGCGTATTCGGCCTTGAGCGCAAGCAACACTTCAGCAGCCATGACTGCCATGTTAATGGCCTCCGCCTTATCTTCTGGCCCATTCAGCACCAAGTATCCCGACACTGCCAGCGCGTAGCCAGCTCCGTTGAAGAAGATCATTCGCAGCCACGCGATAAATTCAGGCGCAAACGCGCAGCCTTCATCAATCATCTGCGCGCAGCAGATTTGCCACGCATCTTGTATCGAGCGGGGCAGCTCGTGTTCGCTCATCACGAATTCCATCTAGTTGCCTCCTGGCCGGGTTGCGGCCATGCTGTCGTTGATTCCCTTGAATCGCCTTGCGAGCTGCTGCGCGCTGACCTTGATCGCCTCTTCAAGCGCATTCATCCCGGCATAATCGCGGTTCTGTAGTTGCTGGAACACGAATCCCATGCCCATCAGCAGGCACCGCTCCATGGCGATGCCTGAGAGTGAGCGCCGATTGACGCCGATAAGCTTGATCGCGTGGTCCGCGAAGGCCTCAAGCGCCTCGGCTGGCGGTGGCACGGCCGGTTTCATTTGTGGCCGGCAGTCGGTTTCGCGATGGTGCGGTCCTCAGGGTCGCGGCAGTCGTGGCCTTCCCGAAACGGCGTCGAGGTTTCGTTAAGGCCTCTAAATTTGGCCGTACTAACTCCAAGTGCGGTCTTCAAAGTCTCGCTCGCATACCCTTCCAACACATCGTCTGGCAGGTTTGTCAACATCAGCGATATTGTGCGGCCCTGGTGCTCTGCGCAGCCGATACCGAATGGCATGAGGTGAATCTCTTCGTTCTCGATCAACGAACAAGACACCCCGATGAATGAATGGACGTCGTACTTTTTGAGGATGGCTACAATCTCTTCGCGCATCTGCTCGCCGCGCTCGATTGCCTGTTGTGCGGTGGGTAGAATTCCGGCAGAAACGGGCGTTCCTGCGGCTTCGGCTGCATTGCTCATATTGCCTCCAGTTTGGTGATGTGAGCTTCCAGACTCACAGGTTTTGGTCGAAAACCACGCGCTAGGAGCCTCGTGGTGCAATCCGTAAGACCCCGGTGGGCCTACGGTACCTCCGAATCGTCAAACGCTCGCTGCTAGCCCATCTGCGCGCGCTGACTCCCACAATGCTCTCAGCTTTGCACTCATGTCCCGCTGCACATTCTGGGGATCACTGTTGAACGGCCAATCCACTCCGCGGTAGAAGAACGGGTGACCGTTTGCTAGCCAGCGTAAACCCTCGCGCAGCTTTCCGTCACCAGCAATTATCAACGCCTGTTCGAGCGCGGCCGGGATCTCGGGCGCCGGCCAGAGGCCTCCGCCCACCATCGCGCGCTTCTCTTCGTCCCAGGTCGAAGGCTTTGGGCAACCTTTCCAGTCAATGCCGTGGCGTTTGAGCGCCGTCAGGAGCCAATCCATCTGCTTGGCCCACTCAACCGTGCGCTGGTATTCGAGTTTTTTCTCGACCGTCTTGAGCAGATCGAACGGCATCGGCCAATCACGATAGCGGCGCTCGCTTAGGCTGAATGCCTCGACTAGCAATGGGTAAGACAGGTGCTGCAGTGCGTCCGGGTAGACCACTAGATGCACCGGGACCACCGGTAGCTCGTGCAACGCCCGCAAACGCTGGTAAGCCCGCTGGATGGCCGCCCGGCGCTGGCGCATCGTCGCCTCCGCTGGACTCAATAGCTCGGCGTATGAGGTCGGGAGATGATGCGGCAGTAACAGCCCCGCTTCGTCGACGTCCCAGGTTCTTTCCGGATTGGACAACTCCACCAGTTCCCCCATTGTTGCGCTCCTTCCAGATTTCCGGACTCTCTTTCCAAGTCCCATTTTCGAGCCAGCGATCCAGCCTGGCGATAAATCGATCTTCGCTCGCCGCCGACACATACACACCCCAGAGATCGAATAGGTTCGTGGCTGCCTGCTGCTGCGTCTGACTCCAGTGCTTCGCTCCCGCCTGGACTGCCTGGAGGAACATCCGCTCGGTAATCGCGAGTCGACCTGCCTTGCCGATTTTCTCTGCTTGGCCGAACAGATTTTGAAAGACGGAAGTGACGAAAATCCGGCTCGAAGAATCTGGATTTACGGGAGTGTTTTGGAGCGGTGTTTTTGAAACAAAATCGTGATCAGAAAAATCGAAATCTTCATGTTCTCTGGGGGAGGATATTTCGGGCTGAATTTCTGCTGAAGTTTGGTGAGAATTTTCTGTGAGGTTTTCGCTGTCTCGCGCGTGCGTATTGGCTAAACTATCATCCGTAACCCCAGAGTATAAAGCTTTTGTTTTTAATATATTAAATAGGGTTTTAGTACTACTGTGCGCGCGCGAGGCGCCAGGCGAACCCATGCCCAAACGGGAAGGGGTTGGTGGGGAACCCATGCCGGATTGGGTAGGGGTTGAATCGGAACCCATGCCCAATCGGGGAGGGGTAAAGCCCTGCCCTTCCTGCTCTTGACCCCTGCCCGTATGGGTAGGGGTTGACACTGTACTACCCCTGCCCATTTCGGTAGGGGTTACATCTTCCTGACCCATGCCCATTTGGGTATGGGTATCAGGTCTAATTCTGGTCACGTCGAGGGCGAAAAAGTCGCCTTTCGGATGACCAATCTTTCCCACCCGTTTCAAGTACCCTGTGCGGATCAACTGCGCGAGGGCAGCTCTGGTCTGTTTCTGGGCAAAGCCAATCTCTGCCGCGATCTCTGAAACCCGCGCTTGTATAGCATTTTCCTCGGCATCAAGTCTATGTGCGAAGTAGCCGAGAACCGCCTTCTGATACCCAGGATACGGATGGTCTTTCGTTGATTCGATGGTGGTTTTGTACGCCCAATGGCCATGCTTACTGCTCATAGGACGTGACCCCACACAAATACCTCAAGTGGATCAGGGTGATGGGAAGGGTCGGGATCGAGACGGCATGGCTGCCGTCGGGTGTTCGCGGCCTTCCAGTTCCGCAAACGTGTTGTCATGGGCGCACAGGCCCGCGATCGTTCATCAGTGATCCTCAGCTCCTCAGCGGTACTCCGACCTCGATCTCACTGGCAACATGGGCTGAGGGCCATGCGCCAGTCTGTCTGCCTACTCGCGATCCTCAATCTTGTTTGCGCTGGCCGGCGCTACCGAGGACGGCTTTCAGATCAGAGACTTCACGATACACGCGAGCTGTTTTGCTCGCAAGGTGAGAAATGTGGTTCTGTTGAATTGTTGGCATTTTACGGGAAATTCGGGTCAGAACAGGCCTCTAGGAGCCTCACCTTGCGATCGCTGGCAGCCCGGACGACCTTAGATACCACCGAAATCGTCCTGGCCACGCGCGCATCGACTGTAGCCCCAATCTGGGCCTCCAGAGTGTCTACCGTGACCCCCTGAAAGCGGTGCAGGCGGTTTGCCTTGACCGAGGGATTGCGCCATAAGGTGTCGCGACGCACCACGTAGTAACTGCGGCGCTGCTCGATCTGCGTGATGAGATTGGCCGCGAGCAGAATGGGTATCGAGTCCTGAGCGTGCTGGATCCGCATGCGCATGCCGGCCGCGATGTGCTTGGCCGGGGCATACGCAATATCGAGTGAGTTTGCCTGAAGCGCCATGTATAACAGTGTGCGGAAAGGTCTCGCGTCGACCGGCGCGCGATCCATGACGAGGTAAACCAGATCGTGCTTCATCTGGTGACGATTGTAATCCGTGAAAATAATTTGTGTTGCGTTTGTGTCTCATGTGTGTCATTGTTATTTTGTCAGTCTGGAAGCTGACCCGAAAATGGAGGCACTCGAAGCCTAACCCCATTGCCCCGCCGACAAGGCGGGGCAAGGAGATAAAAAAGATGACGAAAACAGTACAACTCCCAGAAAGGTTATTCAAGGACGGAGAAATCCCGGTTTGGGTCACCTACAGTCTCACCGATGAACACGCGCAAAGTAGCTATGGGCGCCCAGTGCTGGTTGGGCCTGACGGGACGGCATACGGCCCTGATGATCGTTTACCCAACGGCGATTGGGCTGCCTTGGCTGTGCAACTGTCCTGTGACGGCATCGACGATCCTGAATATTTCACAGCTGTTAACAGGTTTGTCGGTTAGCCATGAAACAGCAAACCATCGACGCCGGAAGGGAGATTGTAATGGGAAAGACATTCAAGGTGGGTACGAAGGTCTATTGCTTGCGCGAACACCCCGACGCCATCGGCGAAGTTATCCGCATCATGCCACGCGGTCTACAAATAGAGTGGACCGCACCACCATCCCCCACGCTGCCATTCGGCTGCATTAACCTAGAGCTTTGGGTTTACGCAGACCTACATCTTTTACGAGTAATCGGAGAGGAGCGCTTGCCGCATTCATCCTAGATACACTGGCGAAAAACCGGAACGCTGCCCAATACCTCTACCGCAATCAGATTGGATCGTACGCTCGCGTTCAGGTTATGGACCTGCTGGACGACATTCGCCGTAATTACCTGAAAGATGACACATACGCTCGCCAGTCGCGGGCATTGATGCTTCGCTAATCGCCAAGTCGCCGCGCTGCTCCTACAGCGCGCGGATCGTCGTAAGCTCCGCAACAATTTCATCAACCCAACCAGGAGGGAAACAGTGCAGACGACACTCGAAGCGCTACGCACCATCTGGCGCCACCTTTTCACGCCGCGGTGCTGCTGCGGAAAGTGGGGCGAAGCGCCCTGCTCGCCCGAATGCAACGAGGAAATGGCCCACCGTCAGGCTTGGTATGGCTGATCGTCAGGTCCGGTAGTTCAACCACCAGGCGCGTCTGGAAGCGCGCCTCTTCACCACCACAGGAGGCAACAGGCAGATGTACAGATCATTCTCTGGTCGCTTTTATCTTCAGCCGTCCGTCGAGACGCTGCTCAACGACATCCACTCCTTCTCTCAGCACTCGAAAGAGATGCTGGACTGCTCGCGGCTCCAGGCTAATTGCGGGAACCATTCGCTCGCGCACGCCTACGCAGTCATGGCCGGCAGCTCGGCCAGGTCCGCTGCGCATCTCGCGGAACAGGTTGAACGAGACTTCCCCGTCACCTATCTCTGTATGACCGTGGCCCACTCTCAACAGAAGACGGTGGCCGCGTGAGCCCGCGCGATCGCGAGGACATCGCGAATGCCGGATGGCTGCTGGTGATCATCGTCGTCACGCTGTTCTCGCTGTTGTTTCTGACCATGCCAGGAGGTCCGAGATGAAGAACGCTCTCAAGGAATACGCCATCATGCTCGGGATCGGCCTGGTCTACCTGGCCGTGGTCGGTCTTCCTGCGGTGGCTGTGCTGCACGAGTCACTGTTCAACCTCGCAAACCACTTTTCCGCATACCACTTCTAGGAGGCAGCATGACACGTGTACTCGATCTGAAAACGCTTAAACTAAAAGTGGGCAGTCACAATCCCTCATCGCATGAAATGTGCGTCATGGAAGCGGTTGCCTTTGTCGCCGGGGAGCCTTGGTCGGATTCGCCGGAATGCGCATCGCCTGTGATCGCAGCATTCCTGCGGTCTTATAACGACTCGGTGTCGGACGAAGTTCGCCAATCGCTGAAGCAGTACATCCCGCGATTAATTGGCACACGCGGCACTGATGCGCAGGAAGAAGCACGATCACTGATTGTTGCCGATTGGCTGGTACGCACGCATACCCCGGCATGGCTGCGGTTGGCTGGACTCACTCAGCAAGCAGAAGCGCTGTCATCTCTGCCGGAAATTACATCGATGGCGCAAATACCGTCGATCAAGCCAGCCATTGAAGCCGCTAGAACAGCCGCAAACGCCGCTGGGGCCGCCGCTCGGGACGCCGCAAACGCCGCCGCAAGCGCCGCTGGGGACGCCGCTGGGGACGCCGCTGGGGCCGCCGCTGGGGCCGCCGCTTGGGCCGCTTGGGCCGCCGCTGGGGACGCTGCTCGGGACGCTGCTGGGGCCGCTGCTTGGGACGCTGCTCTGGACGCTGCTCTGGCCGCTGCTCGGGACGCTGCTCTGGCCGCCGCTGGGGCCGCCGCTGGGGCCGCCGCTGGGGCCGCCGCTGGGGCCGCCGCTGGGGCCGCCGCTGGGGCCGCCGCTCGGGACGCTGCTTGGGACGCTGCTCTGGACGCTGCTCGGGCTAAGTTGGATCCTACGGTCGCAGAACTCCAAGCCACGGTTCCAGCGTTGATTGAACGAATGCTCGCAGTAGGTGCTCAATGAGCACAACTTTTCCGGTCGAGATGCACTGCGGTTCCGGCGGTGACGAGTGAACGCGCGCTGGTCGAAGATCCACGCTGATCTTCTAGTGCGCATCCCTGCAACGGGGGAGATTGCGAGCTATGACGTCTACATCGACTACGACGCGCTGATCGACATGGCGCGTCGTGCGGTCACACGCAAGGGACAGCAGACGCGATATGGCGCGCTGCTGGTCAGGGTCACACGCAAGTAGCCTGCCCGAATGCTGGCGACTTCGGCAAAAGAAGACGCTAGGCGAAAGGACACACCTATGATACAAACTGAATACATGGCCACTACAGCGAAAAAGAAAGCGCCCACGAAGAAGCAGCCAACCACTGTCTACCACGTCCGCCTTGCCCCCAAGGTGGAAGCGTTGATGGAAAAAGAAGCCCAGCACCGTCAGAAGGCAAAGGGTACACTGCTGCGAGAGATCATCGAGAACCACTACCTGCTCCCGAATTAGAGAGCAGCCCTGTAACACACTGCGCGTCTGGAAGCGTGCAGCCACCTGGAGGCAACACATTATGGCACTCGTACTCGCATTCCCAGCCACTCGGCTGGAGCCTGCTGAATATAAATCTCTCGATCCCGTCTATTGCGCTCACTGCCATCAGGAGTGGGACGAAGACGACCACCGCGACGAATTCACCGAAGTCGACGGCGCGATCTACTGCAACGAAACCTGCCTGCGCATCGCGCGTCTCGAAGCGATCCGCACGGAAGCCAAGCATCGCCTCGCCACCGCGCTCGAAGAGCTGATCGCCCGCGCCTACTCGCTGTCCCGGGAATATGGAGAGGTCGATGAGGATGAGCACGCGCGACCGATCTCGATTCTTGAAGACGCCGCCGAGCACCTCGACGGATTCATTCACAACTATCCCACCGGCTATCGCGACGGCGGCATCATGCTCTCGGTCGTCGAGAAAGACAAGATCGAGCGCTCGCTGAAGGAATGCCTGGAGCGCGACTACCGCGAGCTGACCGCCAAACCGCACCTTGGGTACATGATTGCTCCGCGCATGGCACGTGCCGGCGTTTCTCTGATGATGCTCGACAACCAAACGCGCGAGAGCCAAGGGCAGGAAGCGAAATGGAGCCTGTGATGGGACTGACCGAAAACCTCGCACAATACCGGGAAATCAAAGCCGAGGCGCGAGACCGCCGCCAATTCCTCGGCGGAAGCGACATCGCGGCCGTGCTCGGCGTGAGCCGCTGGCAAACGCCGTATGGCCTTTACCACGAGAAGACGGCGCAGGGACCGCCGCAACTCGACCCCGAGAAAGAGAAGTTCTTCCGCCGGCGCAAGATGCTCGAACCCGTCATCATCGACATCGGGCGCGTGGAATACGGACTCGACATCATCCAGCGCAACCAGGTGCATGCCGACCCGCAGTATGACTGGATGCGCGCCGAAATCGACTTCGAGTGGCGCGATGACGACGGCAGTATCCAGAATGCCGACGCCAAGAGCGCCAGCCCGTTCACTCGCGATAAATGGGGCATCGAGCAAGGCGATGACGAGATCCCGATGGAGTACACGGCGCAGTTTCTCTGGGGCCAGATGGTCACCGGTCGTGAGCTGACGCTGTGTGTCACCCTCATCGGCACCGACGACGCGCGTATTTATCGCGTGAAGCGGGACGATTCCTTGATCGCACACATGCGCTCCGAAGCCCTGAAGTTCTGGGAGCGCGTGCAGGAGCGCAGGCCGCCGCCGATCACCACGCTTGCCGATGCGCGGCTGGCTTTCCCCCGCGACGCTGGATCGACAGTTGTCGCGAATCCCGAGATATGCGAAGCCCTGCAATCGCTGGCGGAGCTGAATCTCGAAATCAAAACTGCCGAGATGAAGGCCGACGAGTTGAAAGCCAAGATCGAGGCACACATGGGCACCGCAGCCTACCTGGTCGATGACCAGGGCGACAAGTTAGCAACCTGGAAGACGCAGCAGCGCGCAGCCTACTCGGTGCAAGCCGGCGAATCGCGCGTATTTAGAACCTACTAAGGAGCCCCACGATGTCCACAGCAGCACTCACGCAAGCAACCGGCGCGCCCCAGGGAGCCATGGAGCGCAAGACGAAACCCTTAACCTTTCCCGAGATGCTCGAACGCTATAAAGGGCAGATCGCTTTAGCTCTACCGAAACATCTCAACCTCGAACGTATGGCGCGCATTGCGCTTACCGCGTTCAAACAGAACAAGAAACTGGCCGAATGCACACCCGAGAGCGTCTTCGCTTCGGTCATTCTGGCGTCGCAGCTCGGGTTGGAGCCTGGCGTCCTCGGCCAGTGCTATCTGATTCCCTACAAGGATCAGTGCACGCTGCAGATCGGCTATCAGGGGCTGCTCGATCTCGCGCAGCGGACCGGCCGCATTCGCTCGATTGAGGCGCACGTCGTCCATCGCAAGGATGAGTTTCGCTATGAGATCGGAGCCGACCAGCCGCTGTCGCACAAGCCCGAACTGTTCGATGATCCAGGCGAACGTGTATTGTGCTACGCGATCGCGAAACTCGACAGCGGCACAACCATCGTTGAGGTGATGACGAAACGCGAGATCGAGCGCATTCGCGACCGCTCACAGAATGTCATCAACGCGAAGAAGTACGGGAAGGCTACGCCGTGGGACACCGACACCGAAGAGATGTGGCGCAAGACGCTTATCCGGCGCATCTGCAAGTACCTCCCGAAGTCGATCGAACTCACGATGGCGACAGCGCTTGAAGACACCAGCGACCGCCGCGGTGCGCAGGACCTGTCGCTCGCGAACGCGATCAACATGGACTGGGCGCCTCCTGCGCTTGGCGACGGCAACGATGAACCAGCAGGCAAAACCATCGAGGCTACTGACAAGGCGAAGGAAGAGACGAAACCGACCGAGACTGAGACGAAGGCCGTCGTTGCCGAGACGCAGCAGGTTCAGCAGCAAGAACTGGTCGCGGCAGGCGACTGGTAAGACACTCGGCAAAAAGAACCGTGGACTAGTTCGCAACCTGGAAGGCCGAACTAGTCCAGTGACACACCAAGAAATCGGAGGCAACAAGTGAAGATTGACCGTATCGCCCTTACGAATTTCCGCAGCCACGCCGCCACCAACCTTAACCTCACGCGCATCAATGTGATTCGCGGCGCGAACGGCGTCGGCAAGTCGTCAATCGAACAGGCTATTCAACTCGCGCTTTCTGGCACCTGCGAAGGGTTGACTGCGAGCGGCGCGGGTTCGGCCAACCTGATCCGCACCGGAGCAGAGAAAGCCGAAATCATCCTCGCGACGTCGCACGGGGACCGTAAGGTGACCATAACGCCTGCCGGGAAAGCCACCAAGGATCGCGAGTGGACGGCGAAGCACCGCGACTTGGTGTTCGCGTGCGTCACCAACACGCGCTACTTCCTGTCGCTCACCCAGGCGAAACAGTCCGAAGTACTCGCTTCGCTGATCCTGCCACCGAGCATGACGCTGGAGCCAAAGGTTGCCGAAGCTATGGATGCTGTCGGCATCGTTTGCGACCTGACGATACCGCCGTTTCAGTTCATCGAGCAGGCATACAAGGCCGCATTCGAGGCCCGGCGCGACGTGAACCGCGACCTGAAGAACTGGCGCCCGATCGCCTACACCGCGCCGGCGGAGGGCGGAACGGTTGCCGAGATCCGCGCGCGGCTCAAAGAACGGCAGGACGAACTGGCGAGCCTGAAGGCCAAACGCCACACCGCCGTCGAGTCGTCGAACGCCAACGCGGATCGCAAGGCGCGCGCAGGAGCGGCATACGACATCAAGAAGCAGCGCCTTGAGACCGAACAGCGCATCCTCAACGACGCGAACAAGCAGGTACTGCCGAAGGCGAAGGTGGCCGAACTTAAGAAGGTCGCCGCAAACAAGGCGCGCGCCGTCGAACTCGATGCCATCATCCTCGAACAGCAGGCCGAGGTGCGGCGCCTCCAGGCGCACGCAAAGCAGCTTACCGACAAACTCGAAGATGCCACAAACTGCCCGACCTGCAATCAGCTCATCACCGAGGAAGTGGCGCAGGCGCTGGTGGCTCCCCTGGCCATGAACATCGATAAGGCGATCGAGATCGAACGCGGCTCGATTGACGCGCGCAAGGCATTGGGTGACCCGGAAGCCGCATCGCGGGAGTTGCGCGTCCACGAGCAGGCACTACAGGACGCGGACCGCAGCCGTGCGCGCATTGCGGAACTCGAAAAGGACATCGCCGAACTCGAACACGATCGCAACCTGGTGATCGAGATCGTCGATACCTCGTCGATTGATCAGCAGATAGCCGACCTGGAGCGTCGCCTTGAGAAGGGCAACCAAGCCTATGGGGAAGCACTCAACAACGAAAACCGCAAGAAGGAGTACACCGAGAACCAGAAGCTGAAGGCTGAGCTGGAACGGTCGAAACAGCATCTCGAATTTCTGGTGGAGCGGTTTTCCCCGACCGGCATCAAGGCCGAGATGCTCAACGAATCCATCGGTGGATTCGAGCAGCGGGTCAACCAGGTGCTTCACGCCTTCGGGTACGAGGCGCACCTCAGGTTCGAGCCGTATGAGTTTCGCGTTACCCGCGACGGCATGAAGGGCGATCTCGAACTGTTGATGCTCTCGAAGTCGCAGCAGATGCGCTTTGCCGTGGCGTTCCAGGTGGCGCTCGCGCTGTGGTCGGGCGTGAAGATGGTCGTCATCGACGAGACGGACATGCTCGATGCTGCCGGCCGCTCGGCGCTCATGCGCACGCTGGTGGGACTCCAGGGACTCGACCAGGCCATCTGCATCGGCACCGACGAGCGCACGAATGTGCCCGACGCGCCCGGGCTGAGCGTGTTCTACATCTCTACCGGCGACGATCTCGTGAGCGAAGTGAACCTGCTCGGAAGGCCGGTTGCGGCATGACTGAATTCGAGAAAGAACTCGCTTCTCTCATCAACCGTCACAGCAAGGAAAACGGAAGCATGACGCCCGATTTCATCCTTGCCTCTTACCTGACGGAGTGTTTGGCCAACTTCGACCGCATCATGCTGTGGCGCCAGAAGTGGTATTCGCCTGAAGGCGTGCCGGCAGCCGAAAGGATCAACGGGCCCAAGCCTACCCAGGCTCGCCGCGAGCCCTGTTTCGATTGCGACACTGACGGCAGATGCACGATGAACTGCGGACCGCGAATTGAGGCCAAGCCATGAGCATGCAGGTGTACCTGGTGACCGCGAGCGGCAGCACGACCGGGCAAAGCATTTTCGCGTATGACCCGGATGTGCCCATCGGCAACACGGGCAGTTCGCTCTCGCTTTCGGGCAACCTGATCCAGTTCGATAACGACGACAGCGACAACGTGAACCTCATGGTCACGCTCTACGCGAACCAGGACCAGGCGGTTTTTACCGGCATGATTCCCTACTCGGCCTTCGCGCCCGGCAAGAGCCCGAGCATGCGCGTGAACCTTGCGACTGCCGACAAGTGGTGCACCGTGCTGTTTCAGCTCTTGGAGGCAGCGGCATGAATGGAACCCTCTACATCAACGAAAGCGATGAGTGGATCTGGACACTCGCGCGCAAGTACGCCGGCAACCGGCTTTCGCGGGTGGTTCTCGACATCTTGCGGGATTACGTGGCGGATCGGATGCTGATCAATGCCCAGCGCCATCTTCTCGAACGCGGGGAAGTGTTCTTCGACCCCGTTGCGTTCGTCGTGATCGACCAGGCGCGTGGCCGGCTTAGGGGCACGATGGCCGCGAAGGAGCGCCCAGATGCCGCGGCCCTGGAGCATCTGATCGACGAAAGCGGGATGGTCTAGGATGCCTTACACAATACTGCACGGCGATGTGCTCGACATGCTGGCGACCCTGCCAGACGCGAGCGTGCATTGCTGCGTGACGTCGCCCCCGTACTGGGGTTTGCGCAACTACGGCGTGGCTGGCCAGATCGGTTTAGAGCCGACGATAGCAGAATACGTCGCGAAGATGGTTGCAGTGTTTGCCGAGGTTCGGCGCGTTCTTCGGGATGACGGCACATGCTGGGTGAATCTGGGCGATAGCTATGCAACCGGAACGCAGCAGCGAAGCACTGGGCGTAATGATACACAGCGAATCACACCTGGTGGTCGCGGGGGATCATTTCGCGGTGGTAGTCGCCAGCAAACTTATCAACGCGACGGATGTAAGTCAAAGGACTTGATTGGAATTCCGTGGCGCGTTGCCTTCGCTCTGCAGGATGACGGCTGGTATCTCCGCCAGGACATCATCTGGGCCAAGCCGAACCCGATGCCCGAAAGTGTGACGGGCTCGCATTATTCCCGGCATCTAGTTACAGTAAAAGAGTATGAGAGATTGTCAGGTTTGCCGTACGTCGATGAGCGTGCCGGGGATGCGTGGGCCGGCGACATGCCCCTCCTGTCGGAGAGAGAAAGCATTAGCCGTAAAGCGCCGTTATCAGCAGAGCGCCAAGGGCATTGCGACAGCCCAAGCAAGGGAGGCGCGGGAGGACGTAAAGGAAAAGCGCAGACAGTTCAGCCGGTCTCAATACGGTGCACGCAACAAAGCCAAGTACGAGGCGACTCTCAAGGGCCAGCAAACACGGAAGAAAGCGATCGCGAAGTACCGCAAGAGCGACAGCGGAAAGATAGCAGCAGCTACTCTTCATCAGCAGACGAGGGATCGTCCAAAGCGGAAGGAACAGAGGGACAAGGCGAACAGCCGCTATGTCAGAACGGAAAAAGGGAAAGCCCGATCTCGCCGTCAACATGCACGGCGCAAGGGAGCCATCCTGGCGACAAGCAATCCGTTGACGGCCGCAGATTGGGCGGAGATTCAAAAGGCACACAAGTACCTTTGCTATTACTGCAAGAAGAAGACCAAGCTAACGATGGATCACGTAATCCCGCTCAGCAAGAAAGGCCAGCACGCGAAGGAGAACGTGGTTCCGGCATGCCAGCCCTGCAACAGCAGGAAACGGGACCGGCTGATACTCCTCTGCTAGTCGGTTGCCCTGGCTGCCCAAAGTGCATTCAGCACCACGGGTACACGTTCCATCTATCCGCGGGCCGCTGCACAAAGGCGCATGAGTACGTGTTTCTGCTGTCGAAGCGTCCGCGTTACTACTTCGATCAAGACGCCATCCGCACACCTTTCTCGGAAGAGAACAAGGGTACATCTGCGTACGAATCAGGGGATACTCGCCACCGGACTAAGGCTGGACTTGTTGAGTATGCGACAAAGATGCGAAGCAAGGTCAAAGTGCCTGGCGGTTGGGACCAAGGCGAAGGTGCACACGGCACGATTCACCGCGATGGAAGAACATCCGCTACCTATGCGGAGTACGAAGCAAAGGGCGCAAATAAGCGCAGCGTGTGGAATGTGGCCACTGAAGCTTATGCAGAAGCCCACTTCGCCACTTTCCCGACTGCGCTTGTACGTCCTTGCATCCTGGCTGGCTGCCCCGAAGGCGGCACTGTACTCGACCCGTTCTCCGGATCGGGCACGACTGGCGTGGTCGCGCTGCGCCACCAGCGCAACTACATCGGCATTGAACTCAATCCGGAATACGTCGAGATGAGCCACAAGCGGATCAAGGAAGATGCTCCGCTATTCAACTCTTCCTCTGCGGACGATGATTTTCTCGACCCCCACGAACCCGACACGATGAAGGATGGTCACGCATGACGCTTGATCCGAACAAACTAAAAGCTGATACCGAGCAGTTTCTTAAAGACATGGCAGGGAGCCGGGAACGCAGTTCTGCCGCTATAGACGTGCATGAAGATCATGCAACACTTCCAGGGCTTGATGAACTTCGTGGGACATCCCCAAAATTCGAGGAAGGAATGAGCTCCGAAGAATTTGTTCGCTCAATTCGAGATGCCAACTGGTAGAGATCACATTGTCTATTGGGATACAGCCATCACGCAGCGTGCGCAATCAAAGCAGCGAAAGCGATGGGCAAATGGGTTCATGTTGGCCGAGTTAATACGCCAAGTCGATTTGAATATTTCGAGAAACTGGGCGCCGATTCGATTGACGGCAGCGGCCTAGCACGCTTTTCGTGGATGAGACAGCGGTTGCACGGCGAGTATGCGCAGCCAGGGTTGTATCCGGACGAGAACACGACTATAGAACAGGATGGTTACGCATGAGTGAAGGAGCGCCACTCGTCATCGATTTGTTCTGCGGCTTAGGCGGATGGGCCGATGGATTTCTTGCGGAAGGATATGAAGTGCACGGATACGACATTGAAGCACATGACTACGGTACTGGCGGCTATCCCGGAACGCTGATCCTCAGAGATGTCCGCACCATTCACGGCTCCGAACTAAAAGACGCTACCTGCATTGTTGGATCGTCGCCCTGCCAGGAATTCAGCTACCGCGCCATGCCGTGGAAACGGGCCAAGGCGCTTCCGCCGCCATACCTCGGCATGGAACTCTTTCAGCACCAGTTCCGCATTCAGCGCGAGGCATCAGAAGCGGCAGGCAGGCATATTCCGATGGTGGTTGAAAATGTCAAGGGCGCGCAGCCTTGGGTCGGTAAGGCGGCTTGGCATTACGGCAGCTTCTACCTTTGGGGAGATGTGCCGGCGTTGATGCCAAAGGTTGCACATCGCAAGTTAAAGACAGTCGGGCCGGTGACGGTTCATCAAGCCGTGAATCACAATTGCCACATAAACGAGACGCGAGATGCATTCAAAGAGGGCGTCAAATTCTGCCAATCCGGTGCGGCTTGGTTCGACGGCAAGCCCCGAAACAAGATGCTTGGTCATTTTGGCCCAGCTGCCTTCGGATCAAAGAGTAATGCGCGCAAAGCAGCATCGGCCATGATTGCAAAGATTCCGTTTGATTTGGCTGTGTGGATTGCGCGGGCCTACAAACCAGCGGAAAAGAAAACGGCATGAGTGAAGGAGCAGCAATGAAGAGAAAGATAAGGCACCCCCGCCGCTGGAAAGTCGTTCTGCACGTGACTGACCGGCCCAAAAAAGATGAGGCGTATATGTCCGCACAGGAGATATTCCAGATATTCAAAAAGATGGGCGATCTACCGGCTGGCATAAAGATTCACATGATAAAGCCGGAATTCGTGCCTGAAGCGGTGGCCAAGAATGAAGGTGCGAGATGGCCGACGACAGTGCCGAAATACCAGTCACGAGTCATTACCTTTGTTGAGAAGAGAGGAGAGCAGCAATGAGCGAGACAACCAAACCAGATGAGGTGGCAAAAGCGAAGGAGATGAAATGAGTTACGGATTCGGACAACAGAACGACATGGTTCACGAAGTAGGAACGTGGGGCACGAAGGTATTCACTACAGCCACACCTGATTCAATTTGCGCTCACCTACGGAAAGAAGTCTTAGAGCTTTCCGCGAAACCCGATGATGAAGAAGAGGGCGCAGACTGTATTCTTCTCATCTACCACTTAGCACATCGGCAAGGCTGGAACCTTGAGCAGGCAGTGCGCAATAAGTTCGAGAAAAACAAAAAACGAAAGTGGGGTGCGCCAGATGCGGATGGTGTGTGTGAACACGTTCGCGAGGAGCAGCCCTGAACCCCTCGGAGGAGCAGAAATGACGGCCACGCGTGAGGCGGTATGCCGGTGGTGCGGCGGCACGATCATAAAAGATGACGTCTTCGAAAATGAGTGGTTGCACATGCGTTCTCGCGATTTTTGGAATTGTCACGGTGACTGCCCCGAGCCAGCCCCCGAAAAGCGCGAGAACGAATAATTACATGTTGACCGCAGACCAATTCGATGAGCGCGTGAAGGACCTCTATCGGTACCAGCGCGACCGCCTCAAGCGTTTCCAGAAAAAGAAGCGCTGGAAGTGGTTTCGTCCGACCGAACTGAGCTTCACCCTGGACGACTTCGCGCTCAAGGTTTGGAAGACAGTCGGACTCTTCGCCATTCCCTGCCGCTTCTGCTCGCGGCCGGTGGACGTGTTGGAGATCAGCCCCGACCACCACCATCCGCTTAAGTACGGCGGAACTTGGGATCTCGATAACCTCGATTGCGACGTATGCGATCAATGCAACCGAATGAAAGGAGCTCTCCACCACGATGACTACGTAAAACTGCGCACCTGCCGGCAACAGCTTTCACCCGCAGGGCAAAGCGAACTCGACTCCATTCTCCAAAACGCAGGACCAGGCATGCAGGCGCGCTGGAAGGCGCATGCGGACCGGGCGGCCAAAACGAAAACCCCGAAGAACCCTCCCCGCGCGAAGCAGGAAGAGTTCTTGAGCAAGATGTGGTAACCGGAGGCAACACACGATGGATTCACTCGGCAGCAAATTCTTTCCTGGGCAGCGAAAGCGCCTGACCCTCAACGATTACGCGCAGCTCGAAGCCAACGATGAACAGCGCTCGAAGCGCAAGAAACTAACGGTCTCGATGGAGATCGACGGCACCAATAACCTGGCCGGCATGCCTGAATGGGTCCATGAGGCCTACGTCTACATCGCCAAAGACGGCAACTACGCCAAGCGTGTGCAGTACAGCGACGAGACCGCGATGAAGGGCATCACGTTCACGATCTACTCGACGCCCGAAGGCCAGCAGTGTTTCTCTCCGCTGACCCGCTGCGTCCTCAAGAAGCTCCAGATGGTGCGCAAAGGCAAGGAAGACAAAGCACGCTTCCACCTGCAATTTGTGATCTACACCCCCGATACTCTCGACCTTCACCAGTGGCTCGATGACCACTTCGCAAAAGAGTTCTGGGCCAGCTTCGACCAGGGCCAGATGGAACTCGAGCTGCAGAAGGGCGACGTTGTGGAACTCGTGGCTGATGGCGGCGACGACGATGACGACTACGAAGACGACGACATCGATCCTGAAGACGAGGACGAGGACGAAAATGACGAAACCGAAGTACAAGAGGTCACTGTGCACGAGCCGAACTATCTAGGCAAAGAACACGATGACAGCTTTCGGTCGACACCACTTGTCTCGGCTGCTGCGCGCAACAAGCGCAACAGCGCCGTCACCGCCCGCCGCTAGATAAGTCTCCGGGGAACCACCCATGCACGATGATCGACAGGCTCCCGCCTCTGGTGGGGCGGGGGAGTCTGCTGTCCTTGAACGGGGACTGCCAGCGTCCCCTGACGCCGAGCGCTCCATTCTCGGCGCCATCCTTCTCGACGACAAACACTACGCTGAAGCTGCATCGCAGATCGAGCCATACCACTTTGCGCTCGACGGGCACCGGCGCATATTCCGAGCCTTTGAACGGCTGCACGGTAAGCAGAGTGCGATCGACATCATCACCGTGATCGAAGAACTGTCGCTCAAGAAGGAGGTCGAGGCCGTGGGCGGCGTCGCTTACCTCGCATCGCTTACCGAAGGCCTGCCGCGGCGCATCTCGATCACGGAATATATCGACATCGTGAAGCAGAAGTCTGCCCTCCGCGACATCATTCGAGCAGCCTACGCCACACTCGATCAAGCCGCCGACCAGACGGACGAACCGGCGCAGATCATGGCCGAACTGCAGGCGAGGATGCGCGAGATTGCCAGCGACCACGATTCTGCGGTTGTGGTTGAAAGCACCAGGGCGTTCTTTATCCGGCGCTACGGCAACGTCGACGCGTTCCTCAAGCCTCCGGAGCGTGCCGCCGGCATCCTCACGCCATGGAAGCAGTACAACGAACTCACAGATGGCGGCATTAAGCGCCAGGAGCTCACCATTGCGGCCGCGCGGCCTTCGATGGGGAAAACAGCCTGGGCGATGAACGTGGCCGTCTACGCGGCTGTAAAGCTCGGCATGAAGGTCCTCTTCTTCTCTGCGGAACAGTCGAAAGAGCAAATTTTCGACCGAGCCGTCTGCTCAATCGCGCGCGTGACCATGCGCGAGCTGCGCGACACCCAGGCGCGCTTCACCCAAACCTCGTACGTAAACGACGCTATTCAGGACCTGGTATCGAGTTTTCTCTGGTTTGACGACACCGGGGACCTGACCGTAGACCAGATCGATGCGCGCGCGGAACTGAAAAGCCGCACCGACGGGCTCGACCTAATGGTCACCGATTTTTTGCAGTACCTTGACCCTGGGCGCTTCGCACGGAAAAACGACACGCGCAGCATTCAGATCGGCAATATGACCAAGAGTTTGCGGAATACTGGGAAACGGCTCCACGTGGGAAACCTCGTTCTTGCACAAACGGGACGAAAAGACTCGAGTTCTGCGCCGTCATTGTCAGACCTAAGAGAGTCCGGCGACATAGAACAGAACGCCGATCAGGTTACCTTTCTCCATCGGCCTGAGTACTACGACAAGGTTGACCCGGATAAGAAGGGCGTCGCAGAATTCATCATCGCCAAACAACGCAACGGTCCAACCGATACAGCCCGAACCCAGTTCATGGGTAAATACTTTTCATTTGTCGACCAACAATAACTCATCTAATCGGGAGTATCTTGATGCGAGGGAGACTAATCAATGGCTACAGCTACTGAATCACCCGCTGGCGTGACCGACGAAACCAGCAAGACGGCGAAGGCAGCGGTCTATAAGACGCCTGGCTCGCTCCAACCCTCATCCCTTCAACCCGCAGCAACAACCCCGGTAATCTCGACCACCAGCGCGAGCGCCCCGATCCACATCAAGACCGGGACGTTGGTGCGGCTGGTCTCGAACGTGGGCGGAGTCCTCGGCTTCCTGTACGGCTTCGTGACCTCTGCCGCAACCCACGTGCAAGAGTTACTTGGTGAGAACGGCGAGCCATTCCTCTCCGTCTTCGCCATGACCAGCAAGGATCTGCGCACCATCGCCGCCGATCCTGGCAAAGCCTTTACCCTTTACACGGCTGTGCCTCACGTCTCGCAGAACGTATCGCAGGACCTGGCAGCCGGCATTTACTGGATTGACCTGCTCCCTGACGCTGGCGAGGAAGTCGATCTGCCCGGGTTTGATATCTCGGACGTGCAGAACACGCTCGACAAGGGCGAGATCCAGCGGAAGAAACACGATAACGTCGGCATCGGTCCTGTGGCTGATCCGGACGTGGCGCAGGCGTCCGGGACTGCAACCTCCGTTGCACTCGGTCTCCCGCCCGCCGCGGTTACCCCTGTATCCACCGAAGTGGTGATTCCCCCTTCAGCGACGGTGGCCAATACTGAACTCCATGAACCATCCCAAACCGAGCCTATGGGTGCTGGAACCCCAGAGGCGGCAACAAGCACGTCGGCCCCGGAAGACACCTCTAAGACCGGCGTGTACGCAACGACGACCGGCCTGGAGAAGTAGTAGAGTTAAGAACGTAACAGTTTATAGCCCATTTCAGGCACCCTCCCTCAGACCGGAAGGTGCCTTCTTTTTTTGCTACATGCGCCCCTTGCGCCGCATCGGGATCATCGTCTTCCTTCTTCCCATGCCTGGGTGATCCATCAAAAAGCGCTGTGCCGCGAACTGCTGAGACATCGGGTTCAGCGGCTGACCGATCTTTTGCTCGACGCCTTGGATCATGGCGTGGAACTGCTCGACCAGCGGGATCGCCGTAGGACGCGGCAGGTTGAGCACGACGTACTTGCACGCGTCGCGCGCGTGGTTGTCCTTGTCCTGAATGGTCTCGGTCGGATTGCGCGTCGTGAGCTGGCGGTCGCTCAGTTCATTGCGCTTGGTGCGGTACAACTCCCAGAGCAGATTGGGGCAGTCGTAAGGGTGCAGCCCTGGTTGACGGCGCCCGGTGTAGTTTCTGCACACGATTCTGCACATCGGCTTGAACTCATCGAGCTTCGCCCAGCGCTCCATCAGCCGCGTCACGAAAGTAAGGTCGCTGCGCTCACCGTCGTACTGTTGCAGAAACTTGACGCCGCTCTTTCGGTAAGAGTCGTTGATCGCCGCGAATGTGCCGTCTTTCTGCGCCTGGCTTTCGTAGAAGATGGACGGGTCAGCCATGCACCACCGCGGCTTGCCGATAGAGTGCAGCGCATTCAGCTCCGCTGCGTTCTGCCAGATTTCATTCTCCCATGGTTCCTGACCCGGCTTCAGGTCGCGGCGGTAGTTATAGTACTCACCGCAAAAGTAGATGCAGCCCTCGAAGTCGATGTAGGCCTTGATGAGCGCCGTGGCATTGGTCTTGCCGTGATCGAATCCTTCCACGCAATCCCACCGCGGGTCGGGCATCCAGTCAGGGTCAGTAATGATGATCTGTTCTTTATGCTTGTTCAGTGTTGGGGCGAGAAGCAGTTCGCCGCCGCCGGCGTTGTAGTTGATTTCCTGCTCTCGGTCCCATGCCCCTTGCGAAGAGTAGTTCGCCTTCTGTTCCTTGTACCAGAGCGCACCCGCTTCCGTGTCCGGATCTCGATTCGGGTCGGCAGAGTAATGAATCGAGACTACGGGTATCCCTGTGGCCTTGAAGCGAAGGCCGACACCGCGACTGATCTCCAGACGCTGTTGAGCGGGTAGTTGTCGCAACTCCGCATACGCGCGGTCGACCAGTTCCCTGACTTCCTGCTCTGTCACCTAGGCCACCGCGTCTTGGCAGAAGTCGCCGTACCAGGATGCGCTCGCAGTCGAATTGAGCACGATCTTCATGGCCGAGGCCTGCGCGTTGTCATAGCTCGCACCTGCTTCAGCCTGAAAGCAACTCTCGTCCTGGATGTAACCCCATGGGTGAAATGATCGAATCTGATCCTTGCCGGCCGGGATGCCCCACATCACCGATCCGTTACGAAACCCAAGTTCACCCTCGGCAAACTGTTCGATCGGCTTCACCAGCGGAAATGCCTCCTGCAGCCAGTCCGGTTGCGAGCGGTAGAGCTGCTTCGCGTAGCCGATCATCTCTTTGCTCTTGTCTTCGGTCATCGACTGGAACACGATCTCGCGCGCGGGTGTCAGCATGGCCTCGAAAATGAAGTAACCGACGATCGCCCAGCTCATCATCATGTCGCGCGACTTCTCAAACGCCGTCACCTTCTGCCGGCGAATCAGTTCGTGCGCGATCTGGAAGTAGTCATTGTCCGGAAAGGGCTCGTATGGCGATGCGCAACCTTCTTCTTTCCAGTGCGGGTTGAAGGTGCGCGTGTGGTTCCTCATCCAGTGCCAAGCGTTGCGCGTGGCTTCGCGGACGCGCGGCTCGTCGCCTGTGTGCGTGCGCTCGGTCTCTTCACCTTTTGCGCGCGCCAGACTTTCTTCCATGGAGTTGCTCTCCATGCGGGCCCACGCGCGGGCGAGCGGCGTCGGGGCAATCGGCGCGGGCATTAGTTGACCTTGGCGGGTGAGGTCGCGGGCGGTTTATCGAACGTGCCGTACTTGGCGAAGTTATCGAGCTGTTCCTGCGTCTTGCCCTTCAGACCGGAAGGAATGTCGCCTAAAGCATGCAGCGCTTCAAGGATCACGCGCGATGCCTCGACCTGGCCGGTGATCGTGCCCTTGGTCAAGTGTGCCGGCGTCTTTGAAAGGGCGTACAGGTTCATCACTACCGACTCTGGCGTGATGTCCACTTTCTTCAGGTCAGCAGCCGTGCGGCGTGCCATCTCCTGCGCGACCAGCGAAGAATACTCGTTGCAGTAGCGGCGGACGCGGTTGCTGTTCCACACCGCTTGCGCATTCTCTTTCGGGATGCCCGCCAGTTCTGCCGCCATGTCGAGCGTGGTTCCTTCCCCCGACATCATCTCGTGGGCAAAGGCCATCTCGCGGCCGGTGATCGGTTTGAGCGCAACAGGGACGCGCTCGGGCTTCTTTGCTGCTTTCTTCTTGGTCGGCATGGTGGCTCCTACTGTACGGCGGATGCGCCCTGACGACGGATCAGGCTCGCCCGCTTCTTCGCGAGGATCGGGGCAAGCTCGGCCTTTTCCCGCGGCGTCGCATATTTCTCTACCATTTCCCGGAGCTGGATGTAGCTGAAATCGGGGCTGAGCGCCAATTTTTCGACGTAATCCATGTTGCGTTCCCGCATCGCGGTGCGCAGTTGCGCAAGCGAGCGGTGGCCGATGGTGCGGTCCCGGTCATAAAGCGCCACTTGGTCAGGGGTCAGCGGGTCGTGCCTGTCGCGCTTCATCTTGAGCATGCGCTGCAGCAATGGCGACTGATCGAGGGACTTCGAGGCGCCACCAAGACCAGCCACGCGCAGCGTCTTTGACACGGCATCCTGCGAGCCGTAGTTGTTCTGCAGGCTGGATAGCGCAATCGGCTCTGGGATCGCGTACTTGGCTGCCTGCGCGACCTGCTGATACAAAGGCGCGTTCGGGTCGTACACGTAGTTGCCGAAGAAATCACGGTTGTTCGCGAGGTCTAAAAAGCGGCTGGAAACCTGGGACAGCGAACCCTTCATATAGCCCGCAGGATCTCGGTAAGCGTGCTCGAAGTCGCGCAGGCCGCTAGGCAGGTTCACGCGATCAGGAATGCCTGTGCGCGCATCCATGCGCCCGGTCCGGGGATGGATCGACTCAAGCAGGAAGGCGCCCGCCGCCGAGTAGCCGTTGCGCTCGTCCTGCGTCAGCCACTCCCATGGATACTTGCCCGAGAAAATCTTCGAGATGAGCGTGCCAGTAATGACGGAGGTGATCGCCATGCTCAACAGCCACGCCTGGTTCATGCCCAGGCGAGGGATGTAGTCGGCATTCGTGCGACCTTCGGGACGCTTCCAGTTCTTCGCGTCATTGAACATCGCGGCCAGAGGATCGCGGAAGGCCTCGGCGGTCTCAGAACCCGCAGCGGTCACCAATCCGCGCCAGTTCCCGAGCTTCCAGGTAACCGAGCGGAACAGAAACTGCATGGCGCTCTTGAACGTATTGTTCCAGACAACGTTGTCGAAGTTCATTTCGCCGAAACGGTTCTCGGTGGTGTCGTTGACCTTGCGCGCGATCTCGAGTCTGGTCGTCTTACCGTCGATCAGGTCCTGTGCGCGCTCATCCATCTGCTCGGCAAACTGCTTGAGGAAGAAGCCGAGTTTCAGCCTGGGGATGAATACATCGAACAGCGGTTTCATCATCCACGACTCGGCGGCTGGCAGCAGGCGCAGCGCAGCGCCCACGTAGTTGCCTTCCTTCGCGGCTTCCTTGATGCCCTTGACCGGATCGAATTTGTAGTCCGGGTTCATGTTGAACTGCGCACCACCCTTGAAAACGATGCCGTCGAGGACATCCGGATATTTCTGAAAGAACCTTGTCCCGCGCTTGGTCTGCGCAAACTGCTCTGCATTCGAGATTGCTTTCAGGTAGCTACCGCCGTCGCGCGCGAGCATAAAAGGCGCCGCGATCGAAGTCGACGCCTCGGTCATGCCCTTGATGAACTGATTGAAGTTGCCGGAGCGCACGCCGATGTTCCAAGCGCGCATTATGCCGGTCGCGAGCTGCGAACCGATCGCCTCGTTCGACTCGAACAGTAGATGGAAAGGCGATAAACCCATCTCGACACCGGTGGCGAAGTTCTTCAGCATCAGCATGCCCTTGCCGATCGCCTGATCGCGGATATGGTCGCGGCTGAGGTAGTTGTTCAGGATGCGCGCGCTTCCCTGCTCCACGTACCACTCGCCGGCATCGATCCTGCCTTCGCCGGACGCGGCTGGGAAATAGACTTTGGCGATGCGGTCATCGACCTTTGTCCATCCCTCTGGGGGCTTGGTGCCGGTCTTCACGAATTTACGCAGGCCGAGTTCCTTGAGCGACGCCCAGTACTTTTGCGCTGCGATGTAGTGCATCTTCGAGGCTTCGACCATCGAGAACAGCTTCCAGGCATTGAGCGTGGGCAACTCGCCGCCGTTCTCCAGGCCTTCCGAGATGGTCGCCAGCGTCTGTTGCTTGAAGAATTGCTTCGCGCCCTCGAACGGTCGTTTGCCGCTGGTGCCTCCGCCCTTCACCTTGCCGGACCCGGGGATCACCTTCCAGATCGCGCCATAGTAGTTCTCTTTCGCTTCGAGCGACGGGCGATAGGTCTGCACCATAGCGAAGCTGCGGTTGCCGATTTCGTCCATCAGGTCGGAAATTTGCTGCAGTTCCGGCGTCTGCTGGCGCATGCCCTGGCGCTTGCGGTCCATGAACTCGATGTTCGCGGCGTCGCCGATCTTGTCCATAAACTTCTCAAGGCCGCCGTTGACGTGCTCAAGCAGGAAGCGATGTTCTTCTCTCATACCCTTGGCATCGAAGAACGCATCGAGTGAGTCCGCGTTTACGCCGATGCGGGGGTAGAGCAGGTTTGTGATCTGCTTGCCAGCCGCGACCACGCCCGTGCCCAGCTTCTCGAGCGCGGGCGCGACGTCCGCCTTATAAAAGGCGGAGGCGACCTTGTAACCAGCCTCGGCCGCGATGTCCAGGCCGAAGACCGAGGCGCGCATGGTGGTTGATGTCTTCGGATTCGGCTTCGATTCGAGTGCTTTCTTGCCTTCGTCCTTGGGCTCGAACTGCCGAGCGATCTCAACCTGGGACGGCGGAGCGTAGAGCGCCTTTTTATTCTGGACAGCGGTGATCGCCTCGTTCAGTTTGTTCTTCGGGATCTCCGCACGCATGGTGTTGCCGTGCGACACGAAGTCGCCCACGATTGAGCGGAGTTTCTCATCGAGAAAGAACTGCGCGCCGCGCGCCTTCGACTTGTGCGTGACGATCAGAAGGTCGCCAGTGTTGCCGTTTCGCACGATGCGCACATCTCCGTCACGGCTGGCCACGCCCATCGTGGCTGCTTCCTGGGAAGGTACCGCGTTCAGGTACTTCGCAATCTGCTGCGGTGTGCGCATGCGGTAATCGCCGCGCGTGTTCTCCTTGATCTCGAATTTCTTCGGGAGCAGGATGCCCATCTCGGTTGAACCGTCGGCCTTGGTGAAATTGATGATTGAGCCTTTGGTTCCCTGCAGTTCGCTGTACGCCGCGAGCAGATTGCCAGTGATGATCTTTGCCGTCTCCCGTCCCTGCGGCTGCAGGTTGCGGAAAATCTCTTCGGGCCGATAGTGCAGGTAGCCAGTCTGGATGCGCGAGAGCTGCGTAGCCGGCACCTTCTGAAAGCGCAGCGAACCGTCGGTCGCTAGCGTGACATTGATCTTTGAGAAGCTGTAAGGGTTGCCGCTGCCCTTGTGCGTCGACTCGACATTCACGATCGCTGCCCGGTAGCCATCGCCATTGATCTCGACCCGCATGGTCGAGCCGATGGGATGCTGCTTCAGGAACTGGCGCGTCATGTTGGCGACGCCATCGGCGCGCTGGAAGGTGGTCGACTCGGGATCGAGTGTGGCCTTCCAGTCCGCATATTGCTTGTCGAGGTCGGCCTGCATTCTCTGCGCGTGCTGCTGGCCGCTGGCCGCACCGTCCAAGCTCTTCTTGATCTTCTCCGCTACCTCGTCGGCCGTAAGCGGCTTTCCCTGGCTCTTGATCGAGTACTCGCCATAGACCGACTCTTGGCCAAAAGGCGAACTGCGATCGGTAGCTTCGGTGAGCTGCTGAGATTTCGTTTCCTTGGCATCGAAATCCATGGTGCGCGGTTCAAGCTCATTCTGGTTGGTCTCATTCAGGTAGTCGATGTAGTCGTTGTAGGCCTGCTCTACGTCGTTGTAGAACGCCGTCTGATCTTTCACAGGCAGCAGCGCCAGTTTACCTGTGACCTTGCGCGCAAGATCGTCTTCAGGCGCGTTGTGGTCCCCGCTGCCCTCGATGCCGAGCTTCTTTTCGAGCTCCGGATTATCGTTCAGGTAGGTATTGACGATCTCATCGCCGTACTTATTGAGAATGTCGGCAGCCTTGACCGACGTCGCGGACTCGGTATTTGAGGAAGTATTCGCGTTGAGCGACTTCATCTTCTTCGAGAGCAGCGCCGTCGGCCGTTTTTCTGCGGGCAGGTCGACAGAAAGGATGGTGTAGCTCGGCAGCCTGACCTGGCCCGTGCGGTGAATGCGCCCGAGCATCTGCATGAAGATGTTGATGTCCTGCGCCGGCTGCGCCACAACCATGTGCCGCGGGCGCTGATCTTTGAATTTCTCGGAAGCGTGCAACGAAATGCCGGTCGATCCCGCAACATTGACGACCAGAGCGTCCAAGCGGCCGTCATTGAAACGCCTGGTTGTCAGCACGCGGTCGAGTTCCTGCTCGGGGATCGAAGCCAGTCTCGGAATGTCTTCCGTGTAATCGACCATCAGCGATCGACCCGTGACTTCTGAAACTGAGTGGCCGGCCTGCTCGATACGCCAGCGCATCCAGTCGATCGGGCTGACCGGGATGTCGAGCTTCAGTTTGTCGATCACCGCTTGCGCCTTGTCGTATTCGGCGCGCGTTTCTGCGTCTAGATCGTTGAGCGAGATGTATTTCTTGGTCTCGTTTCCCTTCTGGTCCTTGATCGTGATGTAGCGCGTTTTCTTGAGCGAGTTCGAGAGCACGGTGCGGTAGTCGTAGTTAGTGAGCGGGTCGCCTTCCTTGAGGCCATTGTCCTCGACGTACCGCTGAAGGAAGGAGCCCATGGTGTTTTCAACCGCAATGATCGGTTTTTCTCCGCGTTTGATGGCTTCAATCGCGCGGTCGGCAGCGGAATCGGCTTTGAGCCCAAGCAGCATCTGGCGCACAAAGTTGTGGACGATCGACGAGAACTCGGAGTGCTGCACGGTATTGGCGGCCTTGTTCCCACCGCCCTCCACTGCTTGCCCCGTCTTCGCGGCTTCCTTCTGCATCTGATTCACAAAGCCGTTATGGAAGGCCTTGTCTGCTTTCACGATCGCGCGAAGGGCTTCGGTTGCTTTGTCCGACATTTGCGTGTGCTCGGCGCGTCGTTCGGAATCGGTCTCCGTGCGCATCTCGACGCCATCGTAGGAACGTTCGCGCCGGAAAAACTGACCTGCCTTCACCAGATTGTTCGAAACAACCGTCTGGAGTGGGAGACCGCCCGCAGCCATCGCATCGCTGAGCGCTTCACGATCCTTTGACACCAGCCCAATATCCGTTTTGAAGTAAACCGGCATATTGTCCGGGCGCTTCGCATATGTCGCCGAGAGGTAGGTCACGCCCTTCGCGTTGGCGAGCAGCCCCTGCACGAACTCGCCGGTCTCCGATTCGCCGCCAGCATTGTGGCTTTCGTCGAGCACGAAGACTGCGCGGTGAGCGATTGAGGAAAGAACCTGTTGCTGCGTGTTGGCCTTATTGATCTGCGAATAGGTCAGGAACATCGCATTCGAGCCGGCTGGCAACTGGCCCGAATCTCTGATCTTTTCAAGCGTCTTGGTGTGCGTCGATTGCTTGTTTGCAAAGGCCTTCGACCCGTCCGGCAGGGTGATCGATTCCTCGCGGTTCATCAGGAACGGATTGATGTCGTCGGTGCCGATGTCGGCCAGATCGCCATACATATCCGTGAAGAGTTGCGGTTTGACAGTGACAAACGTCGGGATGTGGCCATTCCGCGCTGCCCAGCGGATGATGGCGGCCGCCTGGCGCCCTTTGCCGATGCCTGTCTGGTCTCCGATGATGACTGCCTTGCCGCGCTTGATCTGGTGGATTGCGGCCGCAACCGAATCGACCTGGAGGCCCATCAGGACATCGTGCATCTCGTCCTTGGTCGAGTATCCAAGTTCCGAGCGCACGAATTCATCGATGTCCCCGACTTCATCTTCAAGCCGGTTCATGGCCTGCTTAAGAGGGCCACGCATATTGGTGGGGATCAGGACGCCTTCGTCTTTTTTCGAAGAGGCGGGGGTGTACTTTACCTGGTATTCGTTGTCCGCACTTACGAGGGGATCGTTTCGCTGATCTCCGAGAGCGACGGGAGGTCGTTCTTGTCTAGGCTCAGGATCTGGCCTTCCTCGTTCCAGCTTATTTGATCGAGCAACGTCTGCATCGGGTCGCAGTTCAGGATCAGTGATGGGTACGCTTGGGGATCGTTCTCCGTCGCTATTGCGTACTGCGTCGGCTGGTGCTCCTCGCTCGCTGACAGCACCTGCTTTGCCTGCTTCGGGTCCGCTTCCACCAATTCGGTCAGCCGACTTTCCAGCATCGGCTCGTACTGCTGGCGGCTCAGAACTTTCTCCGGACCGCTGTACGGCACCACCAGGCTGTTGGTCTCGATTTTCTGGCTTGGCGGCTGCCAGACGGTCACTGAGTTGCCCATAAACATCCTCCCAGCTCTTGACTCGCTGGATCGTGCCTTCCTGTGGAGAGTGTGCATCCGATTCCTGCCGCCCGTCAATGGTGATGACCCTGACCGGCCAGCCAGCTCCTTGGCGCGCGTACAGGTCCCCATCGACCTCGAAATGGGAAACTACGTTGTAGTGCGAGTACAGCCAGTTGAAGAAAATGCGGTCATCGGTGTTCATGCCGCCAGCGACTTTGCTTGCCCCGAGGATCAGGACCGCGCGGCCATCCTGCCGCATAGCATCGAGCGCCCGTGCCGCAATCAGGTGGTCGATCTGGCCGATCTTGTAACCGTCGACGGCTACTTTTGCAGTGCTTCCGTTCTCCTTGATGGAACCGAATGGCGGGTTCGCAATGACCACATCGGACTGTTTCGCGGGCGCGACGTTGGTTGCGGTCGCGTCCTTTCCGGTGACCTGGAAGCCCTGCTGTTTGAGCGCTGCGGCGCGATCCGGGTTGAGTTCATTTGCCTGCGTGTGCTCCGGGTTGGCGGCAATCAGCAGCATACCGTTGCCGGCGGTCGGCTCGTAGACTTCGCTGTTCGGAGTGATGCCGGCCAACTGGCTCGCCACATACGCGAGCGGCGCAGGTGTCGAGTAGGCCTGGTTTGCCATCGAGGTTGAAGTGCGGATGTTGAGGTTCGGCTGGGCTTCGTAGAGCTTCAACAGTTTGCTGAAGGTCGCGCGCGGGGATGCGCCCTGCGCCACAATATCGCGTGCGTGGAGCACGATCGCGTGCTCGAGCGCTTCCTGCGCTTCTTTCATCCGTTTGTCGGTGACGATCCTCTTGTCATACTCGAAAACGATTTTCTTGAGCTGGTTGTTGTTCTCAGGCATCTGGCCTGCGCGCAGACGCTCCAGCAGGTGACCGGCTAACCCTTCAGGCGAAGCCCCTTGCGAGACTTCGCCCGGCTCTGGCGGGTTCTCCATCATCTCCTTCTTACCGCTGGATTGAACAACCTCGGGAAGGACCTTCTCGTTCTTGACCGTGATCTCGCTGCCGTCATCGGTCTTGATGCGTGTGATCCGCTGATCCTGATACGCAACGGTGCCGGCACGTTCCTCGCCCTTATTGTCGACAGCCGTTACACGGTCGCCCTTCTTGGAAGCAGCCACCGCAGAAGATTCTGGTTTTTCTTCGACTCGACCAATGTCGCTGATGTGCATCCCATGATGCTTCTCAGCGAACAGAGTCTCCGCTTGTCGCCTGTTTAATGCGGTCACCACAGATCGGACTGGTTTTGGATCGCCGGCGTATTTTCTGACCTGTGCCTCGTATTCGCGGGGCATGGTGTTTTCATTGCTGGCTTCCGGGATAACCGTCTTCCCGCCAGTGCGCGGCTCGTGAACGATCAGTCGGCCTTCACCGCCCTCGATGGTGGCGTTGACCTCGGGATCGGAAATCGTGTGCTGCGTCGAACCGAAGCTGTACTTGTGCTCCTGCTCAGCGGGCTTTTCCAGCGTCTCGTCCATCTGGATCGACGGCACGCCCGACTCTTCTTCCCTTTGCTGCGCTGCCCGTTCGCGCAATACATCGTCGGCCTGCCCGACGTGCATATTGGCGCCTGGATGCCGTTCCTGAAGTACCTGCGCTTGCGTTTCGACGGCGCCGGGCTTCGAGGCGTCGACCGCAGAATCCTGAATGGCCACGCCCGTATTTGGATCACGCGCCGTGACGATGGCCGGCTGCGCGGCTTGCTCGACTTCCTCTTTGGTCTGGATATGGCCCATCAAGTCGCCGTGTGTCCCGGCTTTCGCTGCTTCCTTGATCGTGGCGGCACGGATGCGGGTTGGATCGTAGATGTACGTTCCAGCTCCAGGAATATCGCCCTTCAACTCGATTGACTTGAAACCGTTCGGGATCGCTGGCTTATAGGTCGAGCCTTCGGGCAGCATGACCACCTTGGTCGTGCCGTTCTGGAGCGCCTGCATCTGCGCATCGACCGTCGAGCGCGGCTCTTCGAGTACTTCGTGTCCAGGGCCACCCACCGTTGGCTCGGTCGGGTTGTCGTAGTTCTGAACAAGATCGTTCGCCATGTCGCGCGGGACGCCGAGCTGACGCTGCACCAGGTTCACGCGATCCTCGCCCTGGACCTCCTGATTCGAGTCGAGGATCGTCTTCGTTCGCATCTCAGGCGAAGTGTCGATGCCGGCCTTTTCTTCGTCGGCCGCTTTCTTCTCCGCGGCTTTCTGTTGCTCGGCAGCCTGCTTTTCAGCAGCCTTTTGCTGCTCATCGATCTGGCGCTGACGCTCGTCCTTCATCGCCTGGATGTTGTTCTGGTGCTCCTGAATGGTGTCGTTGATGAACTTCTCGGCCAAGGCCTGCGCCTTCTTCGGCGAATCGATGGTGTGCACCATGTCGTCCGGTCCGATGATCGTGCCACCCTGCTTCCAGATCCACGCAGCGAGGTTCTGGTGCGCTTCGAGCAGCATCTGCGAGCGCGCTTCAGGAGGTGCGAGCTGCACCACTTTGGCCGCAGTCATCAGCGTCTGCTTGGTGAGCGTCTTCTGATCCATGCCGTCGGGCATCGGCGGTTTCGGAGGCTGCGGTGGAGGGATGCCAGCGGCCATCCTCGATGCCGCCTGATCGAGCGCTGAAGATGCCGCTGCGGTCGACACTGCGTTCGACTGTTGCTCGGTCGCCGTAATTTCCTGTGGGCTGGGTAGCTGCGCCGGCGCTTCGGGCTGTGGGCCGCGCGCGATGTTTACCGAGACCTGCTTCCCCGCGACGCGCACGCCAGCGCTATACGCCTCAGGCGTTCGCCCGACGCCCGCCTGAACGCGCCCGCCAAGCGCAGAAACAGCAGCGCCTTCGCCCTCTACGCCGGGCAGCGCACCCTTGCTGGCCTGAAGGCCCGAGAGCGTCGCCAATGCCGCGGGGAAAAAGAAGCCAGCCGTCTTCGCGAACTCCTGTACCTCGGGAGGCGCGCCAGCAAGTTGGGCCGCCTTTTGCGCCGTCCATCCACCTGCGTAACCGGCCGCGACGCCCATGGCGAGTTTCAATGGCTGCTGCAGCACGGCAGAGCCGAAAGCAGGAAGGCCGGCATCCATGATGCCCTTCATCGTCTCGGTAGCGCCCTGCGCGGCCTGGCGCACGCGCTGGCCTGGGGCTGCTTCGTCGAGATTGTCGATCGCGTTCGCGATCTCGCCCGTGCCGCGATAGAACTCGCCGGGACCGCCTGCGACCTGCGCGCCCAACTTCAACAACTTTTCGTCCGGCGTTTCGCCTACGATGCCCCGCAACCTGCCGGCGAACTGCTGATCTTTCGCGAGTTCACTGCGTGTAACGTCTCTCGCCCCGGGAAGCGCGCTTACCCAAGTATTAAAATCAGCATTCTCGACGGGCTCATCCGGCATCGCGCTGCCAGCCGGTAAGTCGGTCGATACGGGATGAAGTACAGCGTGTCGGCGCGAAACTTCATCGCCGATCGTCAATGGACCAGGTTGTCTGGGCTTTAGCGTGTCGTCGAGAACATAGCCACCAGCGCCTTGTTCTCTTTCCATTTCTTCGCCGCCGGCTGACTGAACGTGGGGCACGGGGCCGAGCGAAACGGGTTTCCGGTCGAAATATGGGCGAACGGCAGTATTGTTTAGACCACCGCTGGTTAAGTCGTCGATCTGATCGGACGCACTCGCTCTCGAAGAGGGTTCTTCAAACGGATTATTGCGCGTGCCATCGTCAAGCGTTTCGTCCATCTGGATGGCCGGGCCCGAGGGTGCGGCCTGCGGCGCAGCAGACGAAAGTGTTTCGTCGAGCTGGATCGGAGAGGTTGCCATTTAGGGAGCGGTCTGTTGCTGTTGCGGTGGCTTTCCGACAAGTGCTCGGTTGTTCGTAAGAAGGATTTTCCCGTCAGGGAAAACGAACCGCACGAACGCGTGCCGCCCGTCAGGTGTCATTGCGGGATCGCCTAGCGAGTAGGGCTTCTTGGTCGCGGGATTCATGACCTTCGATACGGTGAGCGGCTGTGGTGGCCGCTGCTGGGGCGCTACGGGCGCTTGCCGGGGCGCGGAGGCCTGCGGCGGTGGTGTTGGAGCGCCAGACGGTTCAAGGTCGGTCTGGCCGTTCAGAACGCCGGGCTGCGCCTGCGTGACGGCCTGCTGGCCAGATCCCGGCTGTGCTGGCTGGCCCTGTTGCTGCGGTACCAGCGGCTTACCGGACGAGTCATTCAGCGCGACACCATTTTCGTCATGTTGAACGGGAACCGTCTGGAAGCCGAGCGTATTCATCGACTGCGAGTACTGCCCTTCGGCGTCGTCGAGCTGCGCCTTGTGCTGCATTTTCAGTTGCGCGATGTACTCGTCTTTTTCCTTCGGGTTGTTGAACGGTTCGTTGGTTTCCGGGTTGGTGCCATTCTGCGCGATCTGCAGATTCTGCGCGAAGCCCCGCGTGCCCTTCGTGGGGTCGCCATTCTGGATCGTGGAGATCACCTGATTGCGCTGCTGCAGAAGCTTGTTCGCGTCCTCCTGCCTCTTGCGCTGGTTGGCCGGCGAGCCTGGAGTGTTGACCGCATCTCGCGCTTCGGTGTCGTCCAATTCGCGACGGCGCAGGCTCAGCTCGCCGCGCTGGTACGCGCCCGTCTGCCCCAGTTCCTGCTTTCGCAGATTCAGGTCATCGGTGTGATACAGCTCTTCGTCTGAGAGCTTCTTCTGCTCGCGTGCGTCGCCTGTCGTTTCGCGGCCTTCCTCGAAGGCCTGGTGGCGCTGGTTATTGGCGTCCTGCGTGTCCTGCCGCTGGTTCTCTCGCGCCCTCTGCGCGCCGGTAGCTGCGGTGTTGAACTGTGTGTCCTGATCAGCGAACTGCTGACGCTGGTGCTCATAGAGCGCGTCCTCATCGCTCATGTCGCTGCGATCGTTGGCGATGCGTCCCTTGTCGCCCTCAAGCGACTTCTGCCGATTAGCTTCAGCCGCGTTATAGCGACGGTTGGTAACGGCCGCGCCACCAGCGGCATCCTGGCTGAGAAACCCTGCAAGGCCACCGAGTAACCTATCTTTCCAGCCAACCTTTACGCTGGGATCGTTACGGTCAATCGCCTTGGAATCTTTTGCGTACAGGTCCTCGTCCTGCTGGAGCTTGGTGCGGTCAGGTGCCTTGTAGGTCGGGGCGGTCGGGGCGGATGCCGCCATCTGGCCAGGGCTGCCCATCGCTGGTGTGCCGCCAGGTCCAGGCGTCTCGATGTGCGAATTGGTGCCATCAGCGCCGCCACCGGAAGAAGACGTTCCACTCGGCTTTGTCACCGCGGCGGGCTTCGAACCGCCATCGGCGCCGGGTTTCGACGTATCGTAACTTGGTGTCGAATTCTTGCCTGGGGCTGTCCCATCGGTTGATGGAGTGCCTAGGCGCGAGTTTGAGTCGCCCGTCTTGTTGTTGCTTTCCTTGTCGACCGAAGAGGTAGACCCGCCTGACGCGGATGTGGTGGCTACCGATGGATTCGGTGTTCCCGTGTGCGAGTCAGAGCCGCCGTCACCCGTGCCAGAGGCCGCAGAGTCGCCTTCGGACGGCGCAGTGCCGCCTTCCGGGGAGTCGTAGAGTGTTTCGTCGTCTTCCGGATCACCGGCCATGTCTGTCCTTTAAGCAAACGCCGCTGTCAAGCCTGCGCCGGCACCCTTCATCGCGGTTTCGCCAAGGCCTGCCCACATGTTGTCTTCGTCTTCCTGCTGCTGAATGAGCTGACCCGAGGTGGCGTCGGCCTCGCCGATCTGCTCGCCTTCGTTCGAGTTCTCGGAATTTGCGCCCGCGAGTTGGTCATTCGTGAGCTGATCCTGCTGCTTGAGCCACGTATCCTCGTTCGCCGTATCACGGCTGGCGTCGTAAGCGTCGGTCGTCATCTGGCCCTGCTGCGCGTTCTGAGCAACGGCGCCAGGGATGGCGTTCGCGTTCTGTCCGGTGCGCAACGCGGTCGCGCGCAGGTTCTGCGCTGCCGCATCGTTGGTCGAGTGCTGGGCTGCGGAGGTTGTCAGATTCTGGTCGGTTTTATAGGCTGTCGTCTGAAAGGGATTGCCGGCCGCCAACTGGGAGTTGACGTTCGACATGTACATATCCATGTCGCTGTTGTAAGCGCCCTGATCCTGCTTCGCATTCGTCTGCGCCATCGTATTTTGCGATGTCGCGTCGCCGACCCCACCGTTGCTGCTCATGAGTGGGGACTTTTACCATTACCGCAGCTCTAAATGCGACCCTGAAAGAAAGAAAAACGCTCCATCGCCTTGAATCCGATACGGTCGTAGATCGGCGCCAGAAAGCCGGCAATGCGTTTTCGCGCGTGCACCTGGGCTACGCGAATCTTTTTCGCACGCATAAAACCGACCAGACTGGGCTTCAGATCGAGGAAGTCTTCAACACCTTCCTTGGTAAATCCCAGCTTGGCGATTTCGGCGATCATCTCGATATAGCAGCCGTCGACGATCTCACCCTGCTCATCGCGCGCCACCAGCGACAGGATTACCGGCCACTGAAACAGAGACGGCACGCCCTGCGGTCCGCAGTAGCGCTCCAGGAAGCGCACGCATTTCATCAGTTCGGGGATGTCCTCGGGCGTTGTGGCTGTCCAGGTGAGACCGTTTTTCGTTTTCAGTACGAAATCGCGCCAGTACTCGACCCAAGGATCGAGCGGCCGCTCATTGCCAGGCGAAGCAGAACCATCCAACGTTGCCATCCCACGTATCTCCCTGCCCATCCTGATACCGCAGCAGCGCGCGCCCAAGGTCCGCGCCGCAGACGGCGACGCCATGCATCGGGTTGCCAGTATCGTTGTAACTGGACGGGGCCGCAAATACCAGCGAGTTGGTGAAATTAAATCCGGCCGGCAGGGTAAAACCCGAAGAACTCGCCACGTTGCCCGAGCCGATCGCAATCTTCGAGCCGCCCGGCGTGTTCAGCACCACGAAACTTCCGCCGGTCACTGCCGTCACCGGCATGCCCGCCAAATACGCAACAGCAAACCAAGTCGCGGTCGCGGACCACACGTTTCCCGAGCCGTCGTGAAATTCCGAGGTCACCGTGGTCCCAGCCACGCTGCACACCACACCATGCGCATGGTTGCCAGACGAAAAGCCGCTATTCGCGGACGCTACCACCTGCCAGTTCGCGGAGCTGAACCCTGGCGGGAGTTCGATATTGCCACCATCGTTGACCACGCCTGACCCGATGGCGATCTGCGCGCCGCCGCCCAAGGTGAAAATGCCCCACCCGCCTTGCGTTACCCGGTAATAGCTCCAGTTGGTGCCGAGCGGGTTCCACGCGAAAGCGAAGATATTCGCTGACCCGGACCAAGTATCGTGTGATCCATCGCTATATTCCATCAGCACCACGGGGGGCGAGGTCTGCGCGCCTGATGGTGGCGTCCCGTTGTAACCGATCGAGCAGTTCCAGCCATGCGCGTCGTTGCCTGTTTCCTGGTAGCCGTTCGGCGAACTGATGGCCGCCATCGACCCGGTAAACAAATACTCGGGCAGCGAGAACGTCCCCTGATCGGCAACCAGCCCTGCCACAAACGCCACCGTCTCTGAACCAGGCAACTGAAACACCGCGGCGACCCCGTTTGTCACAGGTTCCACAGTCACGCTTTCGGCCGTACCGTTGAGCGCTTTGCCTCCGTTCGCGTTCTTCCATTGGTTCCAGTTCACGCCGTCGTAGCTCGACCGGAAACGGAAATACCACTGGCCCGCCGCGAGATCGGCAATCGTCCAATAGGTCATCGTCGAGCCGGTATTCCCGCCGTAGAGGGTCACATTCGACGACTCCGAAAAGCTGGGGCTGGTGGCTGCCTGAATCTGGTTGTAGATCGGCGTAACGTTGGTCTGGGGCGAAAGCGAAGAAGCAATCTGCTGCGCCTGGAGTACGGAGGTCGGCGACTGTGCGCCGGGCAGCGTGAGTTCAATAATGTAATTCGGCGTCAGATACGAGACTTGACCTTTGAGCTGCGGCGGTGCGTTCTTGGTGCCCGTGTTCGACACCGAGGCCTGCTGCTGCTGCACCTGCGCAATCGATGTCAAAATCTGCCGCAGGCTGTTGTTGCCGCCCGACGCATCGATGATCTTCTGAACCGGAAGCGAGACCTTCTGGCTGCTGGGCCCGCCATTTACCCTTGCCATCTAGCCGAGCACTCCTGTCGAGAACTTGCGCACGTACAGCGCCGCAGTGTGCACTTCCCACCAGTTTCCGGCAACCCCGCCGTTGTCCCAGCCGATGCCGAAGCTGGTCGAATAGCGCCCGTTGACCCCGAAGTCTTGCTCCAGTTCCACATTCGGCTGAAGCACCATCTGACGATTATCTTTCGATAACGGAATGAAATTCCCTGCCGTATCGAATGCATGCACGTTGATCGGGCCATTGCCCTTGGCTGACAGGCGCGCACCGTTCAGTTGCAGGTTGACGTTCGATGTCCTCGGTCCAGGCACGCTGATCCAGGTCGAGAAGTATCCCTTCTCGTTCGAGTCGTAGTCGTGGTCGAAGTACTGGCCCTCGTTCAGCGAATAGAACGCTCCGTCATACCCGCCATAGAACAACTCATTCGACAGATCGACGCCGACGTCTGCCACGTTCGAGAGATAGCGCTGCGGGACATACAGCATCTGCGGGATGGCTAGGTCATCGACAGACCACTTGCGCCCTTGGACGTTCGGAATCAGGACGCCGCGGCGCGCGGAGAAGATCACGGGATCTTCAAAGCCGTAATGATAGTTGAAGGTCAGCCGCACGTTATTGGTCAGCGAGGCGCCGGTCGGGATGCAGATCGTGACCTCTTCGCGGTACCCATCGATCGTGACCGAAATCTCCTGTGCCGCGTTCCAGTTGATCGTTTTCCAGATTTGCTCGATTTCTCGATTAATGCGCATCGCAAACTTGCCGGCCACCTTGAACACGCCGTCACGGTGCGCAAAGATCAGGATGTCTTCGTCGTCCGTTGACCAGATGTCGACAGCTTTCGGTCCGCAAGGACCGCGGCCTTTCCATAGTGGGTTGACCTCCCAGTCCTGCGGATCGCCATCGTTCGGGGTCACGACGTAGCCGCCGTTCTCCTTCATCGATATTTGCACTTCCCCGATCTCGCGCCAGCATACGGCGCGATCGCCATTCGACTCAGCTACCTGGATCAGCGAGTTTGGAATCCGCACGGCTTCAGGGTCGTCGAGGTCGGAGACCAGGTGACCGCTGGGGAAGCCAGTGCAGCCGGTGTAGATGACCTGGCTTAATTGCTCCGAGAAGAAGACATCGGAAGCCGGCGGCACCTCGATCCTTTGTGCGTAGTTCGTCACCTCGTTTGCGCCTGGCAGGAAGGTGTCGGTGAAATTGAAGGTCGCCGAAGTCGTAACGTTATCGTTGATGATCGTGGCCGTGATCGGCACATTGGGCTGGCCAAAGCCGGGACTCTCGACATCGTTCTGAGCAATCCAGTAATACGGGCCTGCCGCGCTCTGCCCTGCGACCGTAAAGGCACAGATGCGCGCCATGGTGTTGTACGGTCCAATCGGGATTTTGCCTGCGTAACACTGGTATCCAGTCGCCGTGACCTCAAGCAGCACGGGGGTCGAGGTGGTCCAGCCCGTGATATAGCCGTTCCGATTCATGAACAGAACGATCATGTAGCGGTCGCCGACATCCACATTGCCGGCAGGCGTCACCGGCGCGCTTGAGATGGTTGGCAGTGCCTTCCCTACCGGGTACGCGCTGATGGTCACATTGGCGCCCGGCGCGTAGGGGCCACCGATCTGCGCATAGTAGGTCGGGTCGATGTACTGGGCGAGCACGGGCGCACCGGGCACGATGTAGCAATAAGCGTTGTAGCTGACCGCTGCCTGTCCTGCCGGAAAGTCGCCGCCGGCTGCGATATACGCAGGGATCGCTGGCAGCGTGAATCTGAGATCGACCGGCCCGCCCGTCGTGTTTTGCCATTGGAGCACAGTCGTGGTGTCAAAAGTGCCGTCCGGGTTGGTGACATCGGTCGAACTTTCACCGGCAGCCGAGTTATACGTCAGCACCAGAAAGACAGTCGCGCCGTTAACGATCGGCGAGCCAGCGTCGGCAATCGGAGTCGGGTTGAGCGCGAGGCCAGCGTTCGGAAGCCCTGAGAGCGCGAAGGGTGTCGCTTCGACCCACTCGATCCCGTTATCGGCAATCATGCCGCCAGCGCCCGGCCAGACAGGTTGCACGGCGCCGCTGGTCCCGGCCACGGTGCAACGGTAGATGTACTGGTTCGGGGTATTTGGCACCCAGCTCCCGCCGCCGTCTCCCGTGCCGTTGCTGAGGAAGTTCGATGGCGAGACGATTTGACCCACGCGATACGCAGTCGCAGGGTTCCATGGCGCAGCGACGGGCTTGTCTGATACCGGGTCGAGGTTCCCCGTTTGCGGCGCATAGACCAGGTTCGGGGCGATGCCGCGGCCGAGGTTGCCCATCGCGAGATATCCGCGGTTGAATGCCTGCCGGATGACTGGATTCAGACCAGGCGTTAGTGGGATATTCGCATTGGCGATGAAAGCGCCCGTCGACAGAAGGGCTTTGGTGGCTTGAAGAAACGGGGTGGCAGAGTAGATGTTGCCGCTGTTCGAGTCATACGCGAGCAGCTTGATGTACTCGCCTTGTGTGGTGTCTTCCGCGATATAGCGAATCAGGCCGGCGCCGGTGATCTTCGCGTTCGCAGCGATCTGAAGACGATTCTCAAATCCCCAGCGCGTCGCAACGCTTTCCGCCCGGTACCTGCTGTTGCGAACAACGCTGGCAAGCCCGAGCGGAAGCAATACGCCATCGTCCCATTGGGCCAGTGAGCCCATGCGAGGAATGGTTTGCGGAGTGGAGCCGTCGAAGTTCAACCTTCGGTTAGCCCGTCATCCTGGAGGGCGCGACCAATTCGAGGATGGCGAAGTCGGCCAGATCCTGCGCGCTGTACGCAGTACCGGTCGCTATTTCGGTTGCTTCGGCATTCACGGCGCTGGTCTCAAGCAGCATCATCTGGATCGCGTTCGCCCAAGATGTTGCGGTCGGATTCCAATTAAACACTGTCGTATAACCCGTAAATTCACGGGTGCATTTGAGGATGTACTTGCCCTGGGTCACATAACTCGGGTCGAAAAGACCGCCGATGATGTTGCCCGTGGGCGTGGGCAATGAGGCAGTGGTGAGGTTGATGGTCTCGCCACCGGCGCCATTTGCGTTGCGGGCGTAGGTTCCGGCCGTGACAGTCACCTTGTACTGGCGAGTTGTCTGGCGGCGGGATTGCTGCTCTCCGTAAGACTTAACGGCGTTGGGCATCGTTCGTTCCTCCAGCGCTCCGGTTTTGGAGCGGGTTCAGAATCGTGGTGGTTGACCCGGCGCTAAATGTAGCCAGCGGGTGAGGTCCTGCGGATCGTGGAATGAATCCGCGGGATGAGAGGTCGTTTGCCCTGACGCTGTTTCACCAGCACGCCCGCAAAGGCGTCCCAGGCTTTCATGCGCTTCATTTCGAGGCTTGCGGCAATCGACATGCCTTTGATCGTCGCCACCTCTTTGGCTACCTGCAGCGCGAGGATGTGGGCGGTGCCACGAATCACGTTTTGCTGCGGGTCGTAAATGTTGGTCGAGACCTGATCGAAGTAAATCCTCAAGGTCACAGGAACAGCCGAGGGAGTGACTGCAATCGCGCCATCGATAAACGTCCACTGGTACGCGCCGATCGATTGCGGGGTCACGGCATCGAGTTCATCGGTCGGGATGGATTCGGAGAAGGTGTACTCGGGCTGCGAGGTCAGCCACCATCTGATTTTCTTCGGCACCTTCATCGTGGCCAGCGCCTGCCCATCCGCAAGCAGCGGCGTCAGGTCGGTCTGGCCGGCTGTCAGGTTCACCAGCGCGTTCGACTCGATGTACTGCATGCCGAGCAACTCAAGGTCAACGTCAAGGATGTCGTACTCCTGGTCGATCCACGGCATCAGGTAATCCGTGTCGTACTGGGAGTTCGAGGGGTCGTCGAGCAGGACACCCACGCGCTTTACGATGTCGGCTGCGTCCTGCAGCATGGGTGCCTCCTTTTAGGCTGTCGCCTGGTCTCGCTTGCGTGCCGCTTCTTCCGCCTGCAGTTCGCGAATAGCGAATGCCGAAAGCGGCTTGCGCCGGCCTGCCTTGATACGCTCGGGGCGCTCATCTTTCGACTCGGCCACATAATCGCTGATGCCCATCTCGATCAGAGTCGCGCGGTCAAGTTGCTCAAGCCGCAGGTCGAACTCATCGATCTCCTGGCTCTCGAAAGCGCCGCGCACATCCAGCACCTTGCCGCAGCCGGGGTTGGTGCAGACAATCTGGTGAGGCTTCACTTCGCTGCGGCAGGACGGGCAGAGTTGCAGCACTTCGTCCTGCGAGCGAACCAGCTCCATCCAGGTCGGTTTCGTGTTGCCCAAGCGCCCGTTGTCGAACAGGATCTGCGCGCATGTGCGGTGGATGTCGGTGATGTTGCCGCTCGAGCCATGGTTCGGCGTGTTCCAGTAGTTCCAGGCTTCGGACACCATCTTCGACATCCAGGTGAAGGCCTGCTCCTGGGTGTCTTCGACCAGTTTTGCGACCTTGGGGTCGTCCATGTTGAGGTCTTTGATCGTGCCCTGGATGACCATCACGCCGCCGGCCTTGTACTCACGCATGAACTCTTCGCCGAGTTGCGCTGGCACGAAGTCGGTGGGGATGATGGTGCGCTCATCTACGCGGTCCGTCTGGATGATGGGCTCATGCCAGGTGTAATACGTAAACGGCTCAATGCGCGTCGCGGGTGGAACGGCGATCGACAACTCCGGAATCGGCGAGTTGACCTTTAGCTGCACGGGAAGGAAATTGAGGATCGTGCAGGCCGGGATGTTCGAGAAGGCATGGCGCCGTTTGATGATCGAGATGCGCTGCTCGAATTGGTAGTCGCGTGCGCGCCCCTGCGCTTTGCCTGGGTCCATGCGCCCGATCTGCGCCGTCTTGCCGGTGTTCGGGTCGCGGTACTGGGTCGATGCGTTTTCGACCGCTGCTGCGAGCGGGCTGATGCTCGACGCCATCTCGCGCTGATCTTCGATGTCCATCACTGCTGCGTTGCCGCGATTCTTCGCCATGGTGGTTCTCCTTAGTTGCCGACGTGCGACCGGAATCCGGCCCGTTCAAACATCTCTGTGCGCCACCTGCCGGCAGCGAGTGAATTCGAGAGCATCGGCTTCATGGCATCTCTGAGCCGCGCCGCGTTCTCTTCCGTGAGCTTGCGATCCTTTTCGGCTGCTTCCCTGCGCGCGTCGTCATAGCGCTGGCGCACGATCTTCGCGAGGTCGCTGTCGATGTTCTGGCGCACTGTCTCGCAATGCGTGATGTAGTCGAGCAGGAAACCTACCTCGGGAACTTGAGCGAAGGGACCGATGGCCCACTCATAGTTGCCCTCGTAGGGATAGGGGCCAAGCCGGTTGATCTGCGTACCGCCAACCATGTGCGAGGCGTCATCCCAGGCTTCAGGCGAACCGTAAACATGCCGCGGTGTCCAGCGCTCGAGCACCCATCCCTGCTTGGTGTCCTCGTCGTACTTCCGGACCTCGCGATACTCGATCGCGGTGCGCAGCGGACGGTAGGGCGCAGAACGTTCTCCGGTCAGCGGGTCGACCATCGGAGTGCCACGGTCTTCGATCGGCGTGTCTTTGTGCCAGTCGTTGTATTCGCCGCCCTTGATCTCGGTGACGCACTCGGCCAGCACAAAACGATAGTTCGGCCGCCCATAGGGGTTCATGCCGAACTTCGCGATCTGCTTATCGATCGACTCGATCTCAGGGCCGTGGTAGTCCTTGTATTTCACTAGTTCCAGTTCTTCCCGGCAGCCGTTGCCTCGGCGAGATGAGCTTCCGCATCTGCCTTGGTCGTGAAGCTATACACGGCCAATTTGGGATCAGACGACACGCCGAACTTGCCGTCTTTTTCAAACACCTGCAGTACGGGAACCGCGGGCGCCGCCTTCTTTTTGAAAAGTCCGAAAAGCATCACTGCTCCTTTTGTCACGAAAAGGCGGCCCCGAGAGGCCGCCCGTCCGGTTGGTTCCTAGTAGCCGACAGGCTGCTGGATGTTGTAGAGCGTGGACTGCGCGCGGGGATTGTCGACGTAGTACTGAATTGTGTCGATCATGAAGGACGCTGCGCCCGAGGTGATCTGTCCGTTGGTGCCGACCTGCTGGAACACAGTCCTGCCTTCGGACGAGAACCAGAACGGCGGGTTGCCCCACTTGATCTTGCCCCAACGCTCGAGGTTCAAGTAGTCGATACGCTGTGCGTGCGCATGGATGTTCTCGATGATCGGCGAACCGGACACCGTGGCATCGCCGCGGAACAGCAGATCGAAGCTATCGAACTTGCCCGACTGCGACTGGATAACGGTCGACTGACCGGCCAGGTTCTCATACGCTGCGCGCTGACCGAGCGGCATCTGGATTTTGAACTTGCCCGTCTTCACCGCTTCCGTGCCCAGAGCCTGCTTGATCTGGTCATAGGGAAGGCGAAGCAGAGCGGGGGTGACCGAGCTGTTCTGCGCGTTCACACCGTTCGAAATCAGGAAGCTGTTGGCAGCGAGGGACCGATCAAGACCGACCGTCAAACCCGTCTGTGCGTTGTTCAGCCAGTAGGGAATGCCGTAGGTAAAGGTCGGGGCGCCGGAAATCAGGCCGTTAAAGCGGACGACGTTTCCAGCGGCGGCGCCGGCAGGAACCACGTCTACGTGAACGGTCTGCGTCGAACCGAGCGAGTTCTGGACAGCGGTGACGTTGCTCGTGCCGAGCAGCGCTGTGCCGTTGTAGATATCGATCGGCTGACCAATGACCAGGAGGCGGGCTCCGAAGTCATTGTTGTTGAGCGTGTAGATGTTGTTGACGTTATCGACGGCAGTGATATTGCCGAAGAAACCAGTACCGTCACCCGAGCACAGGATCATATCGCGCAACTGCTTCATGCGCGTGATCGTGTCGGACATCTGGGTCGCGACGGCGTTGACAACCGTGAGGTTGTTCTGACCCTTCGCGGTCAGCTCAAGCAACTTGGTCCAGCCAACCGGGACTCCCCACGAAGAGGGAGCGAGCGTGCCCGCAAGCCAGTTTGAGGAAGTCGGCGTCGGGAAGTTGACGGCCGGGTTATCGAGGTAAATCGCCGAACCACCACCAGGGATGTTCGTCTGGAAGGTAAGGCGGAAATTCATTGCCGAAACCATCTCGGCGCGTCCCGTATCGGCGATCAGCCGATCGAGTTCGGAATCGGTTTCGACCATGAGCTGCGGCTGGTCGTAAACCTGCTGGATGGCGATAGCGATGGCGCCAACGCCGGCTTGTAAGTCGGGCATCTTAGTGAATCCTCTCGGTTAAAAGGGTTCGCATTTCGCTATCGGCTCTAGCTGGCTTGGCGACGCAGCATGACGCCCGTCAGGATCTCGGTCTCACTCGGCCTGCGGCCCAGTTTGGTTTGCAACTCGGTCGTGACGGCGTTGCGCAATTGCGCTCCATCCATCGGGGCCGGGGCTGCTTTTGAGGTCCCTGTTGAGGCGGTGCGTGCTTCGCTACGGCTTGCATCTGCGCGAGCGGCTTGTTTCAATTGGCGGTTTTGCTGAGCTTCGATTTCGGTGGTGCCTTCGGATGCCAGGACATCGGCCAGAATTTTGCCGAGGTGATCATGCATGAACCGTTTGTTCAGCGCGACCAGCTCTTTCTTGACCGCTTCCGTCTGCGGCCTGCGCAACAGTTGATCGCGTTGATCGGTGAACACCGGGTTCGAGTTGATTACCTCGGCCAGGCGCTGTTTGATCTTTTCAACCGTTGCTTCCGGTGCCGATAAACCATCGGCCACCTTCAGGCGCTTATTGATTTCGGCTTCGAAGGCCTCACCGGTAGCCATGTCTACGGAGTTCAGAAAATTCTCTGTGCGCTCCGCGGCTTCTGCTTTCTTCCGCGAGTCGAGCTCGGCTCGCTCTGCGGCAATGGCTTCCTTCTGCTGCTTCAGTTCCGCAGATAGACCCTCTTCGTTCGGCG